ATGAAGCAAAGCGAGTTCCAGAGATGGCTCGCTGCGCAGGGAGCAACTTTCAGCCACGGCACACGCCACTTGAAGGTTTTCCTGAACGGCAAGCAAACAATAATGCCCCGGCACCCAAGCCAAGAAATCGGCGAAGGACTCAGAAAAGCGATTCTGAAACAGCTAGGACTTAAATAGGAGGTGGCCCCGAAAGGGGCTACCTGCTGGATTTGCCGGAACCCCGACAACATGGAGAAAAAGAATGCGATTTCCTGCAAACGTCGAGCCTGATGGCGATGGCTTCATGGTCTCGTTTCCTGATATCCCGGAGGCATTGACCTGCGGCGATACCTACGATGAGGCCGTATCCATGGCCCATGATGCGCTCTTGACCGCGATGGACTTTTACTTTGAAGACCGCCGCGCCGTTCCAGAACCATCCAAGGCCGCCAAGGGCCAGGTGCTTATCTCTTTGCCGGCCAGCGTGTCGGCAAAGGTGCTGCTGCTCAACGAGATGGTGCGCCAAGGCGTGCGCCCCATCGACCTGGCTGAACGCATGGGCACCACCAAACAAGAGGTCAACCGGCTGACGGACCTCAAACATGCAACCAAGATAGACACCATCGCCAAAGCCCTGGCGACCATGGGCCTTGATCTTGAACTAGGCGTGCGCCGCTCCACTACTGCAGCCGCTCGATGAGCGCCCTGTCGACCTGCACCTGACCTTTCAGGGCGTCGACCTGGGCGTCTCGGCGCTCGACCAGTCCGACAAGCTGGCCAACCACGCCCGCGCCTTCTGCAGCGAGGGCTGCGAGTCGCTGGTGCTGATCTGCGAGATCTCGGCAGGCAGCGGCGTCACCGGCAAGCTGGGCGTTACGGGTGGCCGCGCTCCTGATGTCGTGCTGCAGGCCTGCAATGCGGGCAGCATCAGCAGTGCGCCCAGCCTCCAGGCGGGCCATTTCTTGCGTGTAGTCATGGGTATTTTCCTGTTGCGCAGCGCCGTGCTCCACCACGGCCGCCGCTTTGTTTTCTGTAGCTGCTTGCGCTTGTTGAGCCTGCGTCGCAGCCGCTTTTGCATGAGAAGTCTCGACCTTGGCCAGCCGCTGGGTCTGCACGGCCAGCAGCAAGGCAAGGATCAAGGCCAGCCAGGGCCAGATGCGGGATGCGCCGCTCATGCCAGCCCCCGCTCGCACAATTGCCGCTCGGCCGCGCGGCGCTTGACCAGGCCGGGCAGCTGCTTGCCGCCGGCGTAGGTCCAGCGGCTGAGTTCGGCGCACGCGCCTTCGATGTCTCCCGCGTTGGCCTTGCGCACTAGGGTGCTACGGCAGAAAGCGTCATCCCCCACGTTGAAGGCGAAGCTCACGAAGGCTGCACGCTGGCCGTCGGTCAGCGGCGCACGCACGCAGCTCAGGGCGTCGGCGTGCTTGGCCAAGTCCTTGTAAAGCATCTCCTCGCACTGCTCACGGGTGAAGGTCTGCCCATCGCGCAGCTCGGGGCCGGTATGCCCCGTGCAACTGGTCAACACGTTGACCGGGTCGCGGTAGCTGCGCAGCACTGTGCCCTCGTACTTCTGCACCAGGGGCACGGCCAGGGCCACGGCAGCGCCGCCAATGGCCGCAATAAGTCTTTCTTTCCAGCTCATCGGCTTGTCACTCCTTTGATTGCAGTCCAGAAGCCCACACAGGCACCGCCCAGCATGACGATGGCCGCCAGAGGCTTGGCTACCTTGCCCACCCAATTCAGCACCTTGAAAGCGCCCTTCATGGCGGTGAAAAACTCCAGCATTTCCGCCAGTTGCTGCTTGAGCTCCTGCAGCTCCTGACGCTCCTCATGAAGGCCCTGAGCCAAGGCTTTCAGATCGCGCTCGATGGTCGCCATACGCTCACTCCCTTCATCCAACCGTTCTTTAATCTGCTCATGGTCCAGCATGGGCAGTTCATCGATTAGCTCCTCCATCAGCCCCTCCTATGGCTTGGTTGTAATGAACAGCAGCAGGCAAAACAGCGCCGGTGCCAGCGCATCCAGTCCACTGGCGCAATTCCAGACCCTGGGGTCAAACCCACCCCACCAGGGCATGCCAGTGCGGTGCCCGCCTGCAAATGCCTGAATCCATCGGTACTCGGCCTGGGTGTGCTCGCGGGCCAGCCACCAGCTGCAGGCCAGTGCGCCCCCTAACCACCAGTTGCCCACCACCAGGCCCACCAGGGCCTGGGCCAGCATGGCGAGCAGCGCGTGAATCAGCGGCGTCCAGTCCATCAGACGCTCGCAGTCACCGGCACCGCGCCGTAGAGGTCGGTGCCCTCGATGGTGGGGGCCAGCTCATACAGCCACTGCACCACGTCACCACCGGTAGGCACCTGGGGCACGTCAATCACACGGCTGGTCAGCGGTCGCTTGCCGGCTTGAAATGCCGACTGGCTCACATAGCCCTGAAACACGGTCTGGCTGCCGGGCGAGTTGAGCGTGCGGATCGTGTACTGGGCGATCACGAAATGGGTGATGGGTGCGCCCGAGTCGTCATCGAACAGGGAAGCGTGGAGGCCAATAATTTTTTCAGTCATGTTGTTCATCCTTTGCAGTAAGTAAAAAGCGGTTTGAGGGAGAAGAAAGGGTTCAGCTTGCAGGCGTGTCTACCTCCGATTTCAGAACGGGCACGCCATCAACAATCAGGTGCGTGACGTCTGTGACATCGAGGCCGACAGGCACACAGACCACGCCGGGCGGCGTGAGTTCTGCGACTAGGGATTCGGGGCATTCCATCATCTGAAAGATGACGGTTTCGCCGGCACGGTGCATTGCATAGCGCATATGAATTACCTCTTGGAAACGATTACGGAAATGGAGCGGGCGGCTACCGTCGATGCAGGCGACGTGTTGTTGTTGGCCACATAGAGGCGCACACGGCGAGTCAGCCCGTTACCCGAGAACGTGAAGCTGAAAGACTTCATGCCACCTGTGTTCATCGGGAACTGGAATTGCGTGCCACCATCCACCTGGATTTGCAAAGCGCCTGCGCTGCCTGCCCCAACGTCTGCGTGAAAACTAACGATGTAGGTCGCATTGCCGTCGGCCGCTGGCGCCGTCACGCCGAGCACTTCTCCGTTGACGGGCCCAACTAGATCCGCTGCCGTAACCCCAACTGCGACCGTCGCGATGTTGTAGTCAAGGTTCTCCATGGAAATGACACGCTGCGCGGTGAGAACACCGCTGAAGCTGCCCGATGCGCCGGAGAGGTTGCCCGAGAAGGTTGCATTACCGTTCTCGATGCGCAGCCCTGGCGCATAGATATTTCCGCTGCTCTGGATCTCGATATACCTGCCGTTATTGGCATTGCCCAACAAGATGCCGTAAGGCCCGATGTGAAGGCCGCTCTGCCCCGCCGGCGGCCACGCGTAGCTCCAGAAGCCGCCAACATTCAAGCCGTTGCCATTGATGGTGATGCCGCCAATGGTTCCCACGGTCGAATAGATGGCCCCGCGCACCGTCACTTGCGAGAACTCGGCTTGACCGTTGGAATTGATGCTCCAGCCCGTCGAACCCGAAACATAGTTCGATGAATTGATATAGGAGCCCACCGACATGCTGCCGCCCGTGAGCTTGGTCACGCTGATGCTGGTGGCTTGAATCGTGTCCGCAACAAGATTGCCGAAGCGGGCCCACAGCGCCGTCACGTTGTTGATATAGGCCGCGTCCATGTAGACGCCTGCCGGCACTGAAACCCCGTTGACGGTCTGCGCCGTGGTCTGCACCACAAACGGCTTGACGTTGCTCACCCCGCCCGGCGATCCGCTGGGGGCCGCGATCCAAAAAGAATTGGCCATCACCCCAAAGTCGATCTGCGGGCCAGCCGTGCCGCTGGTCGTGCCCGAGATGCCGAAGCCGCCCACCACCTGCTGACCGCCCTGCGACAGCTGCATGCGCACGGAATACTGAGCACCCAGATAGCCGTCGGTCGTGGCACGGGCCGTGGCTTCGGTGGCGACGGCGGCAGAGGCCTGCTCGGCAGCCGTCACATCCTCCAGGGTGATGTAGTCCAGATCAAAAAAGCCGACCTGCCCCTGATAGTTGCCCACGATCATCAGCGCCAGGTGCGCAACTTTGTTTGCGAAGACGCGCGGCGCGGCCTTGGTGCCCGATCCGGTCGCAGCCCCAGCAGCGCGGCCCTTGAAGTAGTACTCGACGACCTGCCAAGTGCCGAGTGCTGGCTTTGCGTTGTTGATGGCGTAGTGCGCCGAACTGATGGCGGAGGTCTCGACATTGCTGGTGTTCACGTACAGCGACTTGGCAGCGTTCAAGCCAGCGATGCCCAGGTAGATGCCGCCATCGCCCGCCGTGCGCCTGACGCGCGCAGACAGCTTGTAGAGCTTGTTTTCATCCATGGGGATCGTGGCCACATGCCGCAGCCACTTCTCGCCGTTGACAGTGGCATTGCCCACGGTCAGCACAGCCCCGCCACGGGCATCAGCTTCTGCCGCCGTCACAAACGTGGCAGCCGCATTGCCGCTTGCATTCACCCACTCAGACTCCCCACCCATTGGGTTGAGTGCCTGCAGGCAAGCCGCAGCAGACCCGACAGCCGCCTGCACCTGATCCAGGCGCGAGGATTCGCTGGTCACGCGCCCGTCGATGTTCGTCACCTTGGTGTCTACCGCTGTCAGCGCAGCAGCCGTGGCCAGCTGGCCGGTACCGGTTGGCATGCGGCTTTCCAGCGCTGTAGCACGGGATGCCAGAGCCGTATCGGCATTCGCACGAGCGGTTGCCTCGGTGGTCACTGCAGCGTTGACGGCTTCATTGGAGGCCGGAGCACCACGCTTGCCAATGGCAATCCAGTCGACCTGCACCACGCTGGCCACGCCTGCATTCGTGAGTTGCAGCTCGATCGTGGTCGTAGTCCCATCAGACCAGTCGGTACCACCCAGGGTCAAGTTCGCCATGTCCCATTCGACCTCGACCCATCCTGTACCAGTCTTGAACTCATCGGGAGTGATGACCGATCCAGCGAAGCTATTGGACAGGCCGTGCGCGGCATTGACGTAAAAGAGGCTCAGCGTCGAGTAAGTGACGGTGCCGGACACTCGACGAATGCGCGCGCGGATCTTGTCGTAGTCGCTCCCTTTGATCGACAGGCCACTACGAGACATTCGCGAAGTACCCGTCGTGGTGGTGAATTGGAACGCCCCACCTGTAATCAAGGCAGTGCCACCCCGAGCAGTCCAGCCTTCAGCGTCAGAGCTGAAGTCCCAAGTCGAAACACTGGCAAACGGAGCATTCACACCGCTTGCTGATGCCTCCAGCTTGCCGATCTGAGATGCCTGCGAGGTCAGCGTGCCGTTGATCGTGGTAACGCTCGAATTCAGCCCGCTGATAGCCGTGGCCTGGCTGGTATTCACACCTTCGGCAGCTGTCACACGATTGGTCAACGCAGTCAGGGCAGAAGAGGTAGAAGTGATACTGCCTTCGGCCGTGGTGACGCGGCTGCTCAGGTTCGTCACAGCTGTGGCGTTGGCGTCGGACTTGATATCGGCTTGTCGCCCCTCGGTCACATCAATGGCAACGAAGTCGTCGTAATAGATAACGGCATCGGACTGCGTGATTGCGCCCATCCAGACATAGCCTCTGATCGCCGCGCAGTCAGCAACCGTCGTGATATAGCCCGAGATCCTTGTCCACTCGGTGGTTGACACGCTCGACGCCTGAACAGGCGGCAGGGTGTGATATGAGCTGATCGACCCGACTCGGACGCCATTGATGCCAGCGGATACCGTGCCGGTGGCAATAGGTGCCTCAGCCTGCGCCCATACCTCAACATAGTAGGTACGCGCGCCAGCGGCCGGAACCTGCCCGAATTCGCTATAGACGTTGCTGCTCTCGCCCCCCAGGTTTCGCGCCGCCCGGAAGCTACGGCTGCCATTGCGCGCGCGCGTCGAAACGATGGCTCCAAAGATGCGCTGGAAGGTCAGCGCATTCTCGAAGGAACCGCCTGCGATTGCACTGGCGCCTCCGATGTTCTTTACCGACGATTCCAACGACGTGATGCTGCTGCCCTGGCTGCTCAACGTGCCATTGATGGTGGTTACGCTGGATTGCAGACCGCCTATCGCAGTAGCCTGAGAGTTGTTGACACCCTCGGCCGCAGTCACACGGTTGGTCAGCGTGGTCAAAGCGGACGACGTGGACGAGATGTTGCCTTCGGCATTGGTAACGCGGCTTGCCAGTGCTGTCAGAGCCGAGGAATCGGCTTTGCCTTGCACTGCTTGCCCCAGCTCAGCAACACTTGGCTGCCACGCTTTAGGCGGCACCACCGTGCCTTGATACAAGCAAGCCCAATGCACCGTGGCCGCGCCTGTCGTCACCGTGCTGGGGTAGTAGTAGAAATCGACCGATGTGCCGGGAGCAGTGGCATGGTTGAAGCCAAAGGTATAGGTTGCGACGACCTTGTTTCCATTGCGCACAAGGTTCGTCGCAATCCCCTGCTGACCATTGACCCAAGCACCTACAGATGACGTTGTGTCACCACTTGCAGGCGTGTGCGTGATGCATGCGACCAGCGTGTAATACTCGCCGCGAGTCAGCGCCTCCGCTGGTATGTAGCTGCCGATCTTGTACGCTCCAGCAGCTCGCACCAGCTCCACATTCGATGCCTTGAGCAGGTTGTCGCCAGCGCCTTGAAGCGCATCGAGCGAATTCGATAGCGAGGTGATACTGCTGCCCTGGCTGGTCAGCGTGCCGTTGATATTGGTCACGCTCGTTTGCAGGCCGCTGATCGCTGTGGCCTGCGAAGCGTTGACGCCTTCGGCCGCCGTCACGCGATTGGTCAGTGTGGTCAGCGCACCCGAGGTTGAGGAGATATTGCCCTCAGCATTGCTAACGCGAGAAGTGAGCGCCGTGGTTGCGTCCGCGTTGGCGACATCGGCTGTGGCCTCCTCGATCGAGATCGATTGCACGCGCAGCTGCAAGCCAGTGGTTTGGGCCAAATTCAGGCGCAAGCCGAAACGCAGGTAAACCGACGCAGCATTCCAAGCCACAGCCCCAGCCGCGTTTTCCGCAGCGTTGGAAAACAGAGCCGTCAATTCGACAATCTGCCCGGCCGCCGGCACGGACACAACCGGCCCGAAGGAGTCGCCCGAAATCGTGTAGTCGGCCTTGTTCCCGCCAGCGATGATGCCCAGCGACACCGGGAACGAGGGCGCGGCCATGACCTTGCAACGCGCCCGAACTCGGTAGACACGGCCGGGAACGGCCTGCATGACACCCTTAGTCAGCGCGCTTGTTCCAGTCGACGTCCAGTTATTGAACTGAGCGCACACGCCGAAATCAGCGTCATCGGCCACGATAGTGCCCGCCAAGGTATTCACCGTGGTCGGGGCGCCCTGGCGGGAACCGGTCCAGTTCACCAGGCCGGCGCTGAAATCGCTGGGCAATACCGGGCCATTCGTGATCGAGTTCTGCAGGTTCGTGATGTTGGTCGACTGGGAAGTGTTCACACCCTCGGCAGCCGTCACTCGGGTATCCAGTGCCGTGACTGCAGCTGCCGTAGCAAGTGCCCCAGTACCGGCAGGCAAGCGGGCCTCAATGGCCGTGGTGCGCGAGGCCGCTGCCGCATCAGCCGCCGCGCGAGCGGTGGCCTCATCGATCACGCTCGCCTCGCTGGCAACCTTGCCGGTACCGGTGGGCATGCGCGCCTTGACAGCATCGATGGCCGTGGCATTGGCGCTGTCCCCAGACACTCGCGCCTGGCGCTCACTCCACACCAGACCGGATGTGACCTGCGCCACATCGCTGCCGGTGTAGTTGCCGCGCAGCTGGGCGGCCAAGGTGGTGCGGGCCGATGCCTCGGCGGTCAAACCCTGCTCGGTCTGGGTAATGCGGTTGGCGTGGTCGGCCAGCTGGGCGGCATGCGCTGCCACGGCTTCGCCCAGGCTGGCATAGTCGCCAACCAGATCCCAATAGGTGGCATTGGTGGGCAGGTTGCCCACGGTGTTGACTTTGGCCCTGTAGAGTTTGTTCTGGTACTTGACCAGCTGCCCCGCCTCATAGGCCTGGGCTGGGTCGAATTCGCTCGCGCCGATGATGTCGGAGACTTGGGCATTCACGGCATCGATGCGGGCCTGCAGATCGTTCGCAGCAGCATCCAGCTCTGCAGCCATGGCTGCCACATCCTGGCCGCGCGCTGCGGCTTCGGAAGCCAGCGCCTGGGCACGCGCATTGGCCTCGGCCGCCACGGCCTGGGCGCGGGCCTGGGCTTCTGCCAGCACACGGGCATTGACGCTGCCCGCGCCTGTGCCGCTGATCAGGTCGATTTCCTTGGCCAAGTCCGTATAGAGCTGGCTCTCGGTGATCTTCCCCTCCAGCACGTCCAGCAGCTTGCCCACGTCCTGGGCCGTCACAAACGTCACGCCGGCCGATGGCAACGACTCCACGCCGTCCACGCTGACATGCGTGACCCAGATGGTGTATTTGGAGCCCAGCTCGACGGGGATAGAGGCAGGGTGCCCCTGCTCGGTGCCTACGGACTTGGCCACGCTGAAAGCCGGGGCTGCGCCGCCTGCAGCCCAGAGTGCCGCATAAATCACGCTGTGGTCATGACCGTGGCCGACGGTATAGGTTGGGCTGGCCCAGTTCACCTGGGCCGTGGTCATGAGCGGCGCGGCCGTCACGCCCGTGGGCGCAGGGGGCGGTGTCAGGTCAGGCTCGCGGATATTCTCGAAAACCTTGTCCAGCACCGCCACATAGCGCAGCACGCCGTCGGCCAGCTGGCCGGCCGTATCGACAGCACGCAGGCCAAACGTCCACTGCCCGGCATCCGGCTTGGTGGTCTCGAACTGCGCGGCATATACATCGTCTGCGGTACCGAGCGGCAGCATGGTGTCCCAATCGGCCACGCTCAGGGGCACATCGCCGGGCACATAGCGGATCTGCACGCCTGCAAAGGCTGCCGGGCGCTCGCCGGCGTACATCCAGGCAAAGCGGCGCAGACCGCCCTCCACTTGCTGGACAACAAACGTGCCGGGGTTGCGCGGGGGCAGCTGCGTCATCGTCGTGATGTAGAGCAGCGTGGCCGACTGACCGGCCTGGCCGTTCGCATTGAACGGGCGCACCACAATCAGCCATTCACCGGCCCCATCGATGCGGAAGGTGCTGCGCGCGCCCTGGGCGTTGCCGTCCACCATGCGCAGCTCGGAGCCGTCACGGCCGGCCCATACCTGGGCATGGTCGCAGTCGCCCTCCGCATCCCAGATGCAAGACAGCTCGTACCACTCGGTATCCCCCTGCAGATTGACCTTCTCGGACACACGCAGGTTCTTGACCACGGGGCGGCCCAGCTGGGGAATGCTGCTCTGGTTGGGAGCGGGCACATAGGTGCCGTTGAGCACGTAGTCCCAGAATTCGGGGCCTTCGGGCACGGCCGTAACGCGAGCGCCCTTGAGATCCGACTCGGGATCGATGCCGGTCACGCGCACGCGATAGCCGGGCGTGGACTTGAAGTCGTAGCACCACAGCGTGTCATGCACGGGGTTGCCGATGCCTTCTCCGGGGAAGTCCAGATCCTCGGGCCACTCGCCCACCAGGGTGACGACATCCGACTCGGCCGCCAGCGGCTGCACGGCCCACACGCGATAGTCGCGCGCACCAGGCACACGCAGGCCGATATAGGCCGTTGCCAAAGGCGGCACCGGCTCATCCAGGGTCAGGCGCACCTGTGCGCCAATGCGCTCGGCGGCCATCACCCGGCCACCAAATCCCCATTGGGTCAGGTCGTGGGAGACGGACAGCACCGACAGCCGGCGATAGTCCAGATGCTCGATGTCTGCCGTGAAATGCACGGTCTTGTACTGGTACAGGCTCTGGGCCAGGTGGTAGCGCGCCATGACGGCGGCATGCTGCTCGCTGGTGACGCCCTCGCCGGTCACGCGGGCCGGGCTGAGCATGGTGGTCACGCCGGGGGCCATCACACGCAGGGTCGTCATCTCCCAGGTGTCGCGGTTCAGCCATTGGTACTCGATGCCGTCAGCTGCGTTGCTCAGCGCGTAATCCACGCTGAAACCGCCCTTGAGCATGTTGGCCATATTGACAACAGCGCTGTTGGGCTGGCCGTTGCTCACAAAGACGGCGGTAGGCCGGCTGCCGTCGGTCCAGGCGAACTCACCCATGCCCGCCAGTGCGACCTCTTCGCAGAAGGCGCCCAGCGACATGCTGGAAGTCACCCACTTGTCATAGGTGTAGCCGCGCGCCGCACAGTGGAGCATGAAGGCCTTCAGGCCCTCGATGTCGATCTGCTCGTCGGACAGGCCAAAGCCAAACTGCAAGATGCGCTGGCCCTGGCTATCCGTCACCCACACGCCGCGCAGTGCTTGCAGCAGGATGGCGCCGGGGTTGGACAAACCGTCTGCGCGCGTGGTGGCCGTGGCCCATTCGGTGCCCGTCCAGATGGGCATAGGTTTGGCACGGTAGGTGGCGCGCACTTGATCCAGGCTGCCGCTCAGCTGACCGGAGGCGCGGATCTTGATGCCGATGCAGCCCCACTGGCTGTAATCGGTGGTGTCGGCCTGCACGCTCTTGAGAGACACCCAGTTGAACTTGCAGGCATCGGCAGAGCCACCCTCATTCCAGCGCGGCACGCCCAGCTTGGCCCGAACCTCGTACTGACCGGGGGCCACGTCAAACGAATGGGTGCGGCGCAGCACATCGGTGCTTGCATTCGTGATCGTGCTGCTGGCCAGCGTGGCCCAGGCAGACGAGCCGACCTGGCGGGCCTCGATCGTCAGATCAACCGAGTTGGGCTTGATGTTGCCCTTGTTGTCTACGTCGTAGAGCTGTCCCTCGATGTCCAGCTGCAGCGCGCCGGTGCCGGCCGAACCCGTGCGAGTGATCCAATCGCCGCCGTTGACAAACTCCGCGCCGGCGATGGCATCGACGTTGCTGTACAGCGGCACATCCTGGCTGGGCATGCCGGGAAACCCGTTGTAGTAGATGCTCACATCGGAATAGTTGCCGATGGGCGTATCACCGATAGCGAGATCTGCGGCGCTATGCACGTTGATGCCGCCGAGCAAGATGGTGCTCAGGTACTGGTCGTCGCCCTCATACCATGCATAGGACTTGCTGGCCAGGTCAGGCGTGACGCGCATCTCGCCCCAAAGAGTGGGAGGAGGCTCATACGGGCGCGGTGCGTTGCGCTGATCGCTGAGGCTGAAGATCTGTTTCTGGGCCAGAGACTGTGCCGATGGGATCTTGGGAGCCAGTACTTTGTTGATCAGCACCGAGCCGGCCATGAACATGCCAAGCCCAATGGCACCGGCCACTCCGGCACTGACTCCGAATGACCCCGCAATCCACCCCGCTCCAGCCCCCATCGTGAAATACGACAGCGCAGCGATGGCCACCAGTTGCAGGGCACTCTTGCGCAGCACGGCACGGCAGGCGATCAACTGCCCATGCTTGGGGAAGGTGTGCACCCACATGGCCTGGGGCACCACGGCCCCGCCGATCATCACTGTCCAGGCCCCGGAGTCGATACCGGGCACATGACGCTCGAGGAAAGACGCCAGGCTCTCTCCGGGCTGCAGATCGGCCGGCACGTTACGCTGACCGTCCAGCGTCAGCGCATTAGGCGTGACGACCAAGCGACCCGCCGTGTCCAGCACATCGGCAGGCACCCCGCCAACGGCAGCCACAGCAGCAGACTCAGCGCGATTCACTTCCATCGGTAGTAGCCCTCAACAATCAGGCCGTAGCCTTGTAAGTCCTGCACTCGGTGCAGCACAGACGAACCCAGCTTGTGGGAGGTGTGCAGCACATGCGGTGCGTAATTGGTAAACACGTAAATGCCGATATGACCGGCCTGCTCGACGTCAAAGTCACGCATCAGCACGGCATCGCCGTCCTGGGGCTGCTCCACGGCTGTGCCCAGCTCTGAGCAATAGCTGGCAATCGCGGCAGCCTGCGCATCCAGCTCGAGCGGTCGCGCCCGCTTGCCGGCCAGCACCACCTGACGACCGAACAGCTCGCGCTGCACAAGCAGGGCCAGGTCGGCGCAGTCCATGTGGCGCGGGCAATAGGGGATGCCGGTGAAGCGATCCAGTTGCGTGGCATCCAGCATCAGAAGACCCCCGGCAAGGTGTGAGGGTTGGCGATCTGCAGGCAGGCCGAACGGCGCATGAGCTCATCCACACTGCAGGTTGCCTGGGCAGATGCCCCGCTGATGCTCACGCTGGTCATGGGCAGCCAGTAAACGTGCTGGTGCACATCGGGCTGATCGCGCGGCACGATAATCAGCTTGGCCATCGTGGTGGTGCCCGGCTGGCGGCGCTCGAGCTCGTCACTGACGCCGCGGCCCACGTTGTCCATGGCCAGGCGCATGCGTGGCGCCTGACCGGACACGTCATCAGGGAGCGTGAAGCCAAAAGGCAGGCCGATATAGCTGATGCCGCGGCTCACGAAGTCCTGCACGTCATTGCAGATGTACATGGACTCCGAAAAGCTGGGGTTGCTCACCTCGAGCAGCTCGATATGCCCGACATCATTGGTAACGCGCTGGTTTCGCGTGCGAAAGTCGCTCATCGCAGGTACTCCAGCACGCACGAGCGTTTGCTCTGCGCATACTCGGCAATAGTGGGCACCAGCTTGCCGATGGAAGCGTCTTTGAAGCGGCCGGTGCGGACCATCTTAGTCCGCGGATCTGTCCAGGTGAAAAAGCCGATGCGCTTGATGGTGTTGAAGTACCAGTCGTTGAAGGACTCAGCATCTGCCGCACTGTCGAACAGGAGCGTGACGGGCACTTCCACCACGACACGACTCTGGCCCACGCGCTCCTTGGCCATGCCGCGCTCCATTTCGCTCTTGATGACGCCTGGGTCGAACTCTTCTCCGGTATCGTCCAGCAGGATGGTGAGATAGTCTGGTAGTTGCGCCATGGTCAGGCCTCCTGCAAGTTAAAGCGCTGCCGGGTAGCGCGCGCCGTAACACCGCCACCGGCCATGTCTTCAGCAACGGCATTCAGAAACAACTTGATGGCAACGCTGCCATCTGCTCGGTTTTGAGACTGGACCTGAGCCTGCACAGGGGCGCCTTGATTGATCACCTGCAAGTCAACGCGTACAGGGGCAGACTGCCCGCTGCCAGCGGGTGCAGAACCTGCCGACTGCAGTGGTGTCACATAGCCGTCGGCGCCGGCCATCATCAGGAACTGCTGATCACCAATGTTGAGCAGCTCCGGAATCTTTCGCTCATTCACCTCATAGAGGTTGCCTGCCGTCACAGGGCCGCCATTGGCGCGACCGCCAGCCACCGGGCCCAGATCAACACCGCTTACCGAACCCCAGCCCGAGACCGCCATGGTCTCGGCTCCAGAAGCCTGTACGCCGGCAGACTGCATGCCCCCGCCGAAAAGACTGGTCACACCAGAGATCAGCGTGCCCAACAGACCGCTACCTTTCGTTCCGCCCAGAATGGACACCATCTGTGCCCTGAGCTGGATCCGAATCAGATCGGAGATCACCGACTGGGCATAGTCCTTGAAAGAAGTCTTGCCAGTCATGGCAAATGAAATGGCGTTGTCTTCAAAGCCGCTGTACAAGCGATTGAAAACACCAGCAGTTTGCTCGGCCACATTGGCCGCGCTGGCTGCGTAGTCGTCGAAAGCTCGAGTGGCACCATTGACCCAGTTGCTCTGGGCCTGCCCAATTGCCTCAAACGTACTGCTATAGCTGGCCTTGGCCTTGCGCTCGAATTCGTCAATCAGCGCGGCCTTTTCCTTGTAGTAGTTCTCCAGGTCGGCAGTAAGCTCGCCGCCTGCACGCACACGGGCCTGGTCGCGGTCTCGGCTAAGGTCGTAACGTCGGCCGGCGTAGGTATCCTCAATCTGGTTGATGCCGTTGAAGTACTCACGCTGGCGCCCGCCCATACCAACCAGTTGAACCTCACGGCCCTGAGCGCGCTGCATGGTGGTCAGGTACTGCTCGGCCTCGGCACGAGCCTGGGCAATAGCCGTAGCCTGCTGAGCAAAAGGTTGCTTGGCCAACAGCACTGCCTGGGCTTGAATCAGGCGCTGTAGGCTGGCCTCAGTGCCGTCGTAGGCTGCGCCGATCTGCTTCCACTGCTGGGCGAAGTCGGGAGCCAGCGGAGAGTTTTCAGACAGCAGCTGGTCGGTCAGCTTGCTGCCCTTGCGGGCATCAGCAAGCTTTTCCTGGGCCTGCAGGTCGGCCAAGGCCGCCTCGACATTCTTGCGGTGAGCGTCAGATAGCTTGAGACGACCCGCAGCGACGTCGTTATCCAGCTTCGCACGGATCTTCTGACTGTCGGTGAGCTCGCGCTCGACCTCCAGCTCCTTCTTGACCTCATCCACCTTGGTGCGGATGCTGGCGATCAGGGTCTCATACGCCGTCTGCTCTCTCTTGGCACCAGCGGCTGCACCCTTGTCCTTGTATTGCTCCTCGGTGGCTTTCTGAAGCTGAAGGTACTCTGCTTTGACCTTCTGCCGGGCTACCTCGTCATCACCAACGGCTTGCAGTTTCTTCTGATAGTCATTCTCAAGACTGAGCAATGCTCGTTTCTTCTTGAGATTGTTGTCGGCATGCTGATCGAGAAGGCCCGTCCAGCGAACCGTGGCCTTAGTCGACTCAGCGCGCTCCTTGTCTGCCTGTGCTGCTGCAGCCTCGGTAACCTGCTGCACAGCGAATTGCTCTTCCATCGTCCGAAGTTGCGCCTGGGCTCGCCGGAGCTGCATCTCTTCGCCAATGCTCGCCTTCCCCCTCGTAACCAGATCCTGCAGGTTGTCAACTTCGTACTGCTTGCCATTGATCATCTTGGAGTAGTCAACACGACCGATCTCCTTGATGGCATCCCAGGTCTCAGCGACAGCATCCTTGACCGCAAGCCAAGCGCGCTCGACAGTGCCAAGATTCTTCACCATCTCTTTCGAGCGAGAGTCCAAGGCATCTGCCAATGCCTTCTGCGCCACGTTGGCGGCCTCGGTGGTGCGCCCCTGATCGTCCAGCGCCTTGATCTGCAGGTAGACCGACGAGGTCAGATAGTTGGTGCCCTCGTTGAGCTTGAGGGTTGCCTTCAGAGGCTCGTTCTGCAGGCTGGCAAATTTTTCGGCCGTCTTGTCTACGGCAGCGCCAGTGGCGCGCTCCCAGCGAATGGCAACTTCCGAGTACTCGCGAAGCTGATCGCCTCCACGAACACCCGCGGCGACCATTGCGGTGATTGCCTCAACTGCCTTGCCGTGCGTGCCAATCACCCCGTCGATACTTGTGGCGTAGGAGCGCATTTGCCCCATGGTTACGCCGGAAGCATTGCCCGACTCAATCATGGCCGCACGCATGCGATCGGCTTCCTGGCTGCCCTGGTAATACGCCAGCGCCAAGCCACCAACGACACCGGCCGCGATTGTGTATGGATTGATCAAGCCGGCGATGTAGCCAGCCAAAGCCTTTGCGGCAGCCCCAGTGCCGCCGAACATATCCTTGAGCTGGCCGCCCTGCTGCAGCAACACTGTCAGCGGCTGTTGCCCACCCTGCAGGGAAACGACGATATCGGTGAACTGCGCTGGCACCATGCGCATAGCGGCCGCAGTCTGGGCAGCACTGACCCCGGTGGCCCCGAAAGACTTCTCGGCCTGCCGCAGCTGGGCGATCATGGGCGCAGCCTGCGAGGACAGCCCACGCTGGGCCGCCTGCATCTCCAAAAGGTCGGTGGTGGTCTTGCCTATCTGGCTTGACCGCTCCTGCAATGAACGCAGAAATGCGTTGTCAGAGGCGACTTTTTTTTCAGCGGCTTCTTGCTGATGCAGCGCATTGACCCAGAAGTCCACATAGCCGGCGTCAGTGACCAGCTTCTTTGCGGACTGATGCTGGGCTTCAAACAGCGCAGTAGCGCTCATGCGCTGCTCGGCCCCGCTGGCCTCCTGCAGAGCCTCGCGCCAGCCGTTGACATAGACCGAAGAGTCCACCAGACGCTTGGCGCCGGCAGACTGAACGTCAAACAGCCCGGTGACCGTTTTGCGCGACCGTGCTACAGCCTCTGCCAGCTCGGCGTCATCACCCGAGATGACGAATTTGAGGAACTGGACAGCCTCACTCATGCGTGCACCTCAACGGCCCCGCTTTGAGCGTCTACGGAGCATGCTTGACAAAGCACCACTGACGCGGTCACGGCGCTCAGAAGCCTGCTCAGGGGTTTCATTTGCACTGCCAGGTGATGCGGCCATGGGGTCCGTGGCCGTGGCCAGCTCTGCGCAGTACGAGCACGAGAGCTGCCGCAGCGTTGCACTCTCCCAGGGCGATAGCAGCAGACCTGTGACCTGCTGCCAGGCGTGGATCTGCGAATAACTGATGGGCACCAGGCCCATGCCGTTGTGCTCTGCCGGGCCAAAATCCCAGAGGTACTCAAGCAGATACGCAGCAGGACCGGCGTCAGGCACATCGTGCGTGCGGCCTTCCTCTTCCAGTTTCTGGCGGCGTGTGAGCGGTGGATCTTCACTGCGTCTGGGTTTCTTTGATGGAGTCGACGGCTTGAGCGTGGCGCTGAGCCACGCCAGGGTGCGGACGTGCAGCGTCAGGCTTTGACTGCACCCTTGCAAAAATTTGCCCAGTCACCTGCGAAGCTGTTGACCTGATCGGTGATGTAGCCGCACGAGGGGTCGGCAAACAGACCGCGCAAGAACTCGCGCTGGGTCTGGCCTTCGAAGTCGAAGCCGGTGATGTCTGCGACCATGTCCGCCAACAGCTCGGCACCATCTGCATGACGCTCTTCATCCGACAAGTCACGTGGACGAGCACCATCGCCACTCTGGCGCAGCAATTCGAGGATGCGTTGCCGGGCGGCCTGCTGTGCCTTGCGGTGTTGCTCGGAGCCTGGGCCGTAGATCGTGACGATGACCGGCTGAGGCGCGACTTCCGCACCGGCCTCGACCGCCTCGGGGGAGAACATCATGGGGATACCACGAACATCCTTGAGGTGCAGGGTTCCGGTTTGGACAGTCTGGAGGGAGGAACGCTTGATGAGACCCATGTCTATTTCCTTGAATCTTTATGAAAGTGAGTGCGACAAATCGATCAGGGCACGGCAACGAAGCTGGCTGTCACGGTGACGGCGGCGGTGACCTGTGTGTCCACGCGCGGGTTGTCCGTGCTGTCGTCGCTCCACTTCTCGAAGGCAAAACCGGCTGCAGCCTTGGCGGTGACAGGCGTTCCGCTACCGCCCTCTGCCACGGTCTGAGTGGGCACGCCCAGAATGGAGCCGTTGACGCCGGCCAGGTACTTGAGCTGGAAGGTTTGAGGTTCGACCTCGAGGATGTCGCTATCGATTTCCAGCACTGCGGTCTTGCCGGTAATGCTGTCCACGCTGCCGACATTGGTCTTGAAGGACATGCACTGCGCCGTGAAGTAGTGGCAAGTGCCATCCTGCAGACGAATGCTGTAGCTGAAACTGTCATCGGAACCAGAGGCAGCAGCCATCAGCTTCTGACCGGCATCGTTCTTGGAACGGGCCATGGGCAGAGTGATGGCACCTTCATCAAATGATCCCTTGCGCTTGATGGTGCGCCGCGTGGAAACAGCGTTGTGAGTGACCTTGCTGTACTCGCGGCCGAATTCACCCAGGTCGGTGATTTCAGCGACTTCGGTCCATTGCAGGGCTTTGTAGCCGGCAGGGGTGTATTCGGTAGGGCGATTGGGGCAGACAAGCAGGGTACTGCCGGCAGAGGTTTGGACGTCTTCGGAGCTCATGGCGAATTCCTTTCAAATGGGGTGATCAGGTGCCCAGGGCGCGCGGGCGCCCCTCGGCGGTGAAATAGCGGAAGATCCAGCCGATACGGATGCGATAGACGGGATCCGCGCCGCGGTCGTCGTGCTGCGGCCGTGTACCCCTCAAGCGAGGACGTCCGCCCAGCAAGCAATCAAGCTCGGTAGGCCCGTCAGCGAACAGCGCCTCTTCGACCTGAGCCATCAACTCGCTGGCGCGCTTGAGGTAGTCGCCGCCACCCTTGACCAGGCAGCCGACCTCCACAATCAAGTCCCGCTGAAGCGTGGCTCGACCACCAGATCCCATGGTCTTGCGATCGATCTCTTCATCGCTGACCTCGATCTCGATCGCTGGCAGGGACGATGTCGGCAGGTTGTTGAGCCCTTCGACACGGACACGTGAGCCGGCATCGGTGTTGGCAGCCAAAAGCACGGCCTGCAGTGACTCGAGGATCTGAAGCTGCAGGTGATTGGGTTTAGCCATTGCCGCCCCTACGCAAAAGCACCGTGGCCCAGCCCGAGCTGTCAGCGACCACGGGCTCGATCACCATCCATTCATCGCCGTTGATCACCAGCACCTCGCCTTCTTCAAGGCCAGGCACGGAGGCCAACGGCAGGCTGCAGCTCGGCTCAAACTGACCGACCCCCAGCCCGTCATGGGGCTTGCTGTCGAAGATGACAGCGAACGGCTCACCACCGCGCCAGGTTGCAGTGGCGTTGGCCAGCATCCCGATGACGGAGGTGTTGATGAGCTGCTCGACGCCCGCGAAGGGCGCGAGGCTGGCATGGGCCTGGGGGTTGAAGGGCTGCATGGCCTACCCGTCAGGCCCGCTTGGCGCGCTGCAGCATGCCAGGACGCGTGCACATGAACAGCGGGTAGCTGTAGACCTCGGGGCGCGCCCAGAACTGGCGGTCCTTGTCCATCACCACCATGGCGTACACATCCTGGCCGGGAGTGTTGACAAAGGGGAATGCCTCCAATGGCGAATAGCCAACACGGAAGGCGTCAGGAGCGTTCACCGGGAAGAACTGGCATTCGTTCGTATCGATCGATACTGTCGAGTTGTCATCCGTGCCACGGTAGTTGACGAACTCGATGTTGCCGTAGCGGAATGTGCTGAATGCCTGACCCACATCGTTACGCAGATCGTTGGCAGCCTGTTGATTGAGGTAAGTGCTGCGGGTCTCAGCGTTACCCACCAGATCATCAAAGAAGTTGTCGCCACACAGGGCCACTGCATAGGTCTGACCAGGCAACCACGCACCATGGCTGTTGCGCATCATTGCGCGAATGACCTGATTGCAGGCCTTGCGAATCTCGCCACCTTCGGCAGTGGCCAGAGCCAGCTTGAAGTTGATCACTGCAGGCTTCGCAATGCCGAACTCGTCATACCAGTCGATGAGCACCTCGCCATCGGCGTCCAACACCTTGCCCTGGACACTGCCCAGACGCATGTGCTCATGCGTCAACTCGACCGAGGCTCGCAGGCCAGTCTTGCCATTCATGATGTCAGCCAGCTCGTTCTGCACGGCCTGCAGCTCGCTAACCGCACCAAACGCTCGAATGTTCTGGATTTGAGCGGCCTGAAGAGTGCGACCACGAGCAATGCGCGAGGTGTCGAAGTAGCGAATCCGACGCTTTTCGCCCTCGCCTTCCTCGATGGGAGCACCGCGCTGGCTCGTCTTGATCAACGAGAGCACACCGCCCTTTTCCTCGATTGCAACGCTTGTAGTGCGGGAACGATCCGGAGTGAATACTCCCATCTGCCCCAACAGTTGGGGAACAAACGGTGCAGCTTGAATTGCTGCGGACAACGAGGTCATTTGAAATGCCTCGTGCCCAAAGATGCTCATATCTGCCATGTTTATGTCCTTTCTGCGTGCGTATCAGCGCGCAACGATGCCGATGCCCGCCAGTTGCCCCAGCGCGTCAGCTTCTTGTTGAGTGGTTGTGCCTGCGGGCCAGATCAGTGCGTGACCGGCCACTTCGGCATCACGAGCAGTGACAACGCCAGGCTTTTCCGCATCAGTGGCATCAACTGCGGCATACAGGACGGCCACAGCGCTCTCGCTGCCGTCGGTGGCGGCCGGAGCCACGGCGGTGTAAAGGCCACTCGCAGTGATCTTGCCCAGGACTGCACCTGGGAGAAGGCTCTGACCGGCAGCGATGGTCACGACGTCACGCGAGCGTGTGCCATTGGCTTCGCTGACGATGTAGTTGCCGGTGCCCGGCCCCATTTCTTGAACTCGCATGGTTTCTTTCCTTCCTGTGATTCCAGTTACGAGCTGGTGCCAAAAGCACGTGCCCAGCCAGCCGTGCTCTGAGCGGCAGAGGCAACGGCGGCATCAGGGACAGCGCTTTCGACACCCGAAACAGCCGGGTTACCCAAGGCCGTCATGGCCTGAGCAAACTGATTCGATGCAGCTGCAGGTGCAGTAGCGGCTGCAGCTGGCGTTGCCGCATCCAGAAAGCCCTTGGCCTGCTCGGCAGTCAAGCCGGTATCGATGCACTGCCGGGTAATGGCTGGGTTAGCGGAAGCATTGGCGTGACCGAGGATGGCGCTGATGCGCGCACGCTCAGCGGCTGCACCTTCAGCGCGAACGGCATCCGGAGATACCTGCGCAGGGCCCGCATGAGCCTCCGCGCCAGAAATGCGCGCAGAAAGAGCCGAAGTGGCGACAGGGGGGGATGCGGGCTGATTGCCCGCCTCGGGTGCTGTGCTGCTCATGAGTGCTCCTTTCGAGACAGCGGTGCCGTGGGCGGGCTGCCCACCAGCGGGATACGTCCGCGCACGACGCGCAGACAATTCGGTAATCAGGGAGTCAGTCGTGCTGATGCGGCTGGCCAGTCCTGCGCTAATGGCCGCCTGGCCACGGAAGACAGCTGCACCGGTGTCGCGGATGGCCTGCTCGTTCAGGCCGCGATGCTTCGAGACTGCCTGCACAAACATCGTGTACAGGCCCTCGATATCGGCTTGCAGGTGCTCGCGCACGGCAACCGGCAAAGGCTCATAAGGGTTCCCGTCGACCTTGTGTGAACCGGCAAAGATGTGAGTGACCTGGATGCCTTCATTGGCGAGGGCACGGGAAAAATCCACATGACGCATAACCACACCGATGGATCCGGCATAGCCTGTCGAGGTAATGACCACCTCGTCTGCAGCGCTTGCGCCCAGGTATCCGGCGCTGGCTGCCATGCCGTCGGCAATCGCAACGATGGGTTTGCGACCGCGCATGTCGAAGATGCGCTGGCCGTATTCAAAAGCACCAGCCACTTCGCCGCCCGGCGTGTCATAGACCTGCAAGATGGCATGCACATCAGGATGTGCCATGGCGTCTTCCATGTCGGCCGCCATATCGTTGTAGCCAATGAGCAGCGTGCTGTCGGCCTCCAGTCGAGTGCGGTGCACCAGTGCGCCCATGGCATTGACGACGGCCACGCCATCCACCAAACGCCAGCCACGATCTGTGCGCTGGCCGCGTTTTGTAGTGAACATCTCCGGCGCAAGTTCGGCTTTCGCGGCTTCGCCCACCTGAATCAAGGGGGCAGATGTGCCAAGTACTCTCTGGCCAACCCCGGCGATGATGGCGTCCAGCTTCTGGGGGTGCATCAGCAGCGGAGTGTTGAAAACGCGCTGGGCGATGTGAGGATGAAAATTGAATGCACTCATGGATTTCATGCCTCTTGCTCAGCCGGCTTCTCGGCCTTAGTAGTAGGAGAGCGGCCTTTGCTCAGCTCATACAGAGAAGGAAGACCACGATCGGCGCGCATACGGTCCTCAATTTGCTGCTGGTCCAGCACCTCCTCGTAGTCCTTACCCTGCTCTGCGCATTCGTCTTCCATGGTGGAAAGTCCGGTCTCCATCCGCATGTTGGCGGCTTCGGCCTCTTTCACCGGGTCTACGTAGCCACGGCCGCCAAAGATGAAGCGGCAGCGCGTATAGGCGTAGCGCTTCTCATAGAAGCCGGGGGCGTCGATCACGCCAGCATTGATGGCCTCTTCAAGCCACAGCTCATAGATGGGACGGAGCCAGTAATCGACCAACCAGCGACGACGGCCGTGAAAATATCTCCAGGCTTCGAGCAATGCCGCCCTGGCCGAGGAGTAGTTGGTCTTGCTGAAGTCCTTGACCAACAGTTCATAGGGGATGTTCAAGCCGGCTGCGATGTTGCGCAGTACGGCCAGCATGAATGCCTCAAAGGCCACATTGGGGCGGCCCGGTGTGAATGAGCTCACCTTGGCACCAGCTGGGAGCGGAATAATGGCTGCTCCCTCCAGCTTGCGGATGGCCTGGGCTTCCCCCATCGACTCTTCCCAAGCATCACGGGGTTTTTCCCCGAACAGCTCCTCGGATGAGCGCTGGTCCATGTTGGATTCAAGGAATGCCGCTACCAGGGAGTTGGCCATGCTGGCCTGCAGCTCGTTCTGCGAGTACTTGCCGGCCATGTGAAATTCACGCATGACCGCTGCCAGAATGGGCTTTCCACGGGACTGCCCCGTCTGTTCCTTGTCGTGAAGGTGAATAACCCTCCGGCGCCCCCATTCGGTGAACGCCGGCACCCGTTCCCAGCGTGTCAGATCCATTGCCTCATTGCCTGACAGGTAAGCGGCGTCTCCAGGGTGAGCCCCCTGGAAGTGATAAGCAACAGGAGCACCATCGCCATCGAACTCGATGCCTTCACGCATACGTGCAACGCCTACCAATCCGGGAGGCGTCGACAGTCGAGCAGATGAAATCAGGCTCAGCCTGGTATTCCAGATGAGTCCAGGGCGGGGTCGCCACAACGGCAGTGCCACCGCGTCCCCAGTCGTCATTCCGCTGGTCAGCGCCTGATTGGTGAGACCAAGCAAGTTCAAGGTGAGAGCTGCATCGCACTCAGTGGAGTCAGCCCAACTCCGAAAGTGTGCTTCCGTGTTGTTACCCCACTCTCGAGCCTTTTCTGGGGTCCAGCCCAGCAGCCGGTAATCTGGCCGGGACGATAGGCGCAGTACTGCGCCAATGATGTTGTCCCGCATGGTCTGCATGCCACCAGACACCAGACCATTGTTGCGGGTCAGGTCCAGCGAGCGGCTGCTCAGGGTGCCAAGCTCAGGCAGCAGCGCAGCATCAGCGCTGCTCAGCGTGGGATGCCAGCCCGAAAACGCCAGATCCGAATGTGACGCCCCCTGATATGCAGACATGCCCGCACGGGTGCTTTTCGATACGCTTGCAGCCGCACGAAGATGACGATTGTTGCGTTCCTTGCGCCCCATGGTCAGCCCACCAGATAAATGGGGCGGCGAGCACGCCTGCCGCTGCGATGAGTCAACTCATCGTTGATGTCGCTGATCTGCTTTTGCAGGTCTCGGACGCTGGTGTCGCGAAACTGGACGGAGCGCCCGTGGCCACTGGCGGAACTGGGACCAGTGAGCCGCTGCTCGTGGGCCACGCTCAAGCGATCCCGAAGATCGGTGAGCTGCTGCGTGGTGTAGTGGCTATAAAGTCCCATGCGCCGATGGTCGGCGCAATGCTGTGACAGTTACTTGTGACAGTGTCACTATTTTTGGCACAAATTCCGTGATAGGTCGACAACAGAATTCGCCTAATCAAACTCACACGGATACCATAAATAAACAACCATCAGCTATCTTTTTGTGAGCAATCACGACTTCCAGCAACCCAGCGATAAACCGTGCGAGTTGACACTCCGTGCTTGCGTGCCACCTCGCGGCTGTTGAGGCCATCGAAGTCACGCAGCACCGCCGCCCGGACTTCCTTGCGGCTTCGGACAGTGTTGCGGGCATAGGCATTCATTCCGCCAATGCGCGTGACGACACGGCGGAGCACGCTCTCTGTCAAGTCGGTGGCGCGATCGACACCGAAGCACAGGCCTGCAGCATTCAGTTCTTCACGCAGGATGTCGATCAGTTCAAGGCGTTTATTGCTCATATTTTTATAGCTTAAAGTGCAGTGAATACATTAAGAGAGGCTGATTGGTGCGAAAACGCTGCGCTTCTTGGGCTGCGGTTTGGGCTGCGGCAACGCAACACGGTCGCCTTCCACCTTGACCAACAGAGATTGACCCTCGCTCATTCCAGCCAACTGGAGCTCTAGGTACTGCTCTCGCAGCTGATAGTCGATATCGCGCTTACGGTGCAGGCGTAGCTCGGGGTGATGAGCGGCGGCATAGCTGTAAATGGCCGTGTCGAGCGGCTCATTGCGGGCGCCGCGCTTTTTCTCGTAGCGGTTCTTGGCTGGGTCGAAGGTTTCACTGACCAGGCCCTTGAAGTAGAACTGGTCCAGCTCCTGCGAAAAGTGGGTGTAGCGCTCCTCTGGCTTGCGGTCAGCATCCACGCTGAGCCGGCCGAACAACCAGTTTTTGGCGGCGACCGTACCAACGTAATAGCCGCGCACGCCCTTTCGGTCAGTCTGACCATTGCGGGTGACGTCCAGCAAGCGAGGCTTTCCCAGCACCGGCGCGTTATTGGGCACAGCCCCCTGAATCACCATGGGACGACGCACCAGACCCAAACGCACCCAGTGCTTGACCGCCTCAGACCTGTGACCTTGCATGTCTACAGCCGTCGCATCAACACCTAGCAGGTATCCGGCCTCCGATTGAATGGGTCGATTCAGGTACTCGGTCAGAGCCACCCATACGGCATCGTCGGCGGGATCACCAGGGAACTCGTGATAATCGAGCGCCCAAAAACCCATGCTTCGGCCCCAGCCAGTGAGGTGCAAGGCAAGACGGTCATCCTGGGTATCCACTCCTGCAGTGACCCAGAGAACGCCCTTCGGCGCGACACGGATCTGATACTGCTCCGCGCGCTCCTGAATAGCGTTGTAGCGCACCGAGCGCATGGTTGCGTCTTCCCAGGTCTCTGCAAGGCGGTCATTCATGAACACCTTGAGCTTTGCCGGATCAGCCTGGGCATCGAGCCACATCGCAGCCAGCTCCACCCAGGTCGGGCCGAGGCCGAACTGATAGTAGAGGCAGTTGATGGTGTAGCTGCGCACACCCTTTGCGCCATTGGGATTGGTGGCAATCCAGCGGCCCGCGCCGATCATGGCCGTTTTGTGGTGCTCTTCGATGATGCAGCCGTGCTCCTGGCACACGTACCAGGCCTTGGAGCAATCCGGTGCCCACTTGAGGCCTGACCACTGCAGGTGCTGCATATGACCGCAATGAGGGCACGGCACGTGGTACCGGCGCTGATCACCCGCGAGAAACTTCTCTTCGATACGGCTCTGCCCCTTGATCTGAGGGCTGCTGATGTAGATGCGCAGGCTGGTGGCCGGGAAGGCAGAGGTGCGCCCCTCCAGCATGAGCAGCGGGTCGTCGCCGGAGCGCAATGCCGCGGCGAACTCATCCAATTCGTCAACCAGCAAGAAGCGCACTGTGGTGGACTTGAGGCGGGACGGGCTGCCGGCGTGCTCAAGATAGAGCTGGCCACCGATGAAATCCTTGAAGGTCTTGGTGTTGCTCGAGTTGCGGCTGGAGATGCTGCGCAGGGCTTCCTTGACGGCCTTGGTCTCCTCGATCATGGGGTCCAGCTTCTGGTTGACCCACTTCTCCATGCTGACTTCGCCGGGCAGGCAGACCATCACCGGCCCCGGATTCTCCGCCATGATGTAGCCGAGCGCATTCACCTCCACCTCGGTCTTGCCGAACTGGATGGGGAACATGAGCACCACCTCACGCACGCCGCTCTTGTTGCTGCAGGCGTCCATGGGCTCTTGCAGAGGCGGATTGCGCGACGTGCGCCACTGCCCCGGCAGGCTGGATCCCTTGGTGCTGAGCACCCGATTTTTGTCAGCCCAGTCACTGACCGTTCTGCGCTTGCGTGGAGCCACGCTGCGCGCCATCGAGCGCAATGCCCGCGACGGGCACGCTAGAGAACCTGATTTCAAAGCTCTCACTCGCCTGCCCCTCCGTTGCGTCGGCTCTCGATGTCATCGGCCAGCTTGTTGATGGCGGCCGAGAGCTCGGTTCTGGCTATGTCCATCTGCTCGCCCAGAATGCGGATCACCTCGTCGGACTCCAGGCCTGCCAGCATGGGTCCGACGGTCGACGGCACCGCATCCAGAACGCTGGCGATCTTGGCGGCCGCGTCTGAAAATGCGCCAATGGCCTCATCTGCGTCCATGAGCTCGCCCACTTCCTTGCGGTAGGCGTTCTCCTCCCGCAGGGCGGCATAGTGCTCGCGCTTGGCTTTGCTGTCCTGAAAGTGAAAGCCGCTCTTGCCGGTGCCGCCGTCATCACCTTCATCAGCGTCCGCACCATCGTCCGACGGCTCAGTGGGAGGCAAGCCGGTCAGCTCATGACCGCGCTCGGCCGCATGTCGCGCCGCAACACCAGCACGGCTTGGATCTTTCGTCTCCTCGATGCGCCGGATGGATTCGGCCACGCGCACCAGCTTTCCGTCTTCGGTCATCACCAGCCGCCCCTCGTTGCGCAGCTGATAGACAAAGCGGCCCTTGTAGCCCATGTGCCTGTTGAACTCGCTCAATGTGAGCGTCTCGGGGTGTCTGCTTTGCATATTGCTCATACGCCTGCCGCCTGCCGCATCCGGTAGCGGATTCTTCGGCTCAAGTAGTTTTCGACATCAGCGCGCTGGCCCACCTTCTCCATGTCCAGGCGCTCTTGATAATTGCCGGCCCGCACGAACATCAGCACGGGCCGGATGTCGGCGCCGGAGTTACCGACCACCGCCCAGATCCCCGGAGCCAGGTTGGATGCACGCTGGTCGTTTTCACCCTTGGCCGTCCACCGGGCACCTCCGCGCAGCTTTCCGTAGGCCAGGATGTAGCGCCGGCCGATGTTCGGGCCCACCTTGCGCACGCCGGCACCGCCGCGCAGCTGCAGCGCCTTGCGCCGGGCGTCGGTCATGTTGGCGCGATAGCCCTGCTCTCCGAACGATCGGAAGTAACTGAGCAGCTGGACGATGAAGCCGCCCTTGAGATTCCCGTAGCGGTCCTCGCTCCCAGGGAAGGGTTCGGCAGGAATTGCCGTCTGGTAGCCCTTGGGAAGAATGCCAGCACGGCGCAGCGCAACTTCGCTGCGTTTGTCGCGGCGCTTGCCGCCCAGATTCTGGGCCTTCAGGATCTTCTTGGGGTCGACACCTTTGCCGCCCATATATTCCGGCTCGATCGTGGCCATGGGCTTGTCTACCGTCGCCATCTTCAGCATGGGGCTGCGCAGGATGTAATCCGTCGGGCGATCGAACACGCTGCGCATTTCTTCTTGCATGGCGCGGCGCACCTCAAAGCCGGCGTCATTGACCGCTTTCACAGAGGCCTCCCGAACCTTGGAGCGCGAGAGGCGGTCCATCAAAGTCTGAACAGGCTTGAGCCCTTTGATGCTGCTCGTGATCTGCATTACGCCTCCTCGCCGGTTTGTGGGGCCGTTGAGCGGCTTTCAGGGATCAGCGCCCCCAACCCCTTGTCTACGAACTCTGCGCCGCCTGTGAGCGTGAACGTCATGGCACGCAGGCCAGGGAAGTGCCCACCGTCCTGCAGAGACTTCACCAGTGATTGCAGTTGGGGCCAAGCCTTGACCGCGGCGCGAACCTCTGCAGCGTTTTCAGGCGTGCAGGGAATCACCCTCTTCTTCTCTTCTTCCATCTCTATTTCTTTCAAAAAGGGGGGTGTAGAGAGATGTGCGCTATGAAGTGCGGCATGTTGTGCGGCATCACAAGCACGTAAGTGATTGATGTGTATGAGGTGTGCGCTATGTGCGCTATGTGCGCCATGAACATGCACACACATGCGCACGCCTGCATGCATGTGTGTGCACGCGCCCGCCTGCACCCCCGTAAAGGGTGATAGCGCACATGGCGCACAGCCCTTAAAAATCAATGACTTACTAGCGCACACCATGCCGCACACGTTGCCGCACATAGCGCACAGTTCTGGGCGCATTACTGCTGCGACGCTCATGCCACGCCCCCCTTCAGGTCACGCATTGCTAACTGGAAGATGTCGATGCGATCGCCCAACCATTCGACCTCGTTCTTGCCAGCAGGTAATTCATTACCGCCGGGCAAGTAGCAGACGCTGGCAGGGCCTTTGACTCGATGGGCGTCGAGGCGGTAGCGCTTTCGCAGCACCTCGCCCTTGTGCTTGCGTGTAATCGCGTTTGAGAATCGCGGCAAAGTCAGTGCACGCTCATTGGTGGACGAGCACCACCACTTGTAGATCTCGTACATATCCGACATCAGGCAGGGCGTGAGAAGCGCTGGCGCCCCCTTGGCCGGGAAGCCAGGCAGGTCACCATCCTCGAAGGCCTTCACAAACTTGCTGGGGCTATCCAGGCTCAGGTCGATCAGCTGACGCTTGGAGTCCGTCATGGGCGGCAGCGTGGCATTGGTGAAGTCGCCCAGATCCAGGTTAAGCAGGAAGTCGTAGAGAGCGGCTACACCGCCCGAGTCGATCTCTGCCTTGACCTCGGCATAAAACTTGGCGGACAGCTTTTCAGGCGTCCAGATCACCGCATGCCGACGGTCATCCTCTTCCAGCACCACGGGAATGGCCTCATTCGAGAGGAACACCATGTTCACGTGATTGGCCTCGTAGTACGCGGCCATGTTCTTGGGATTGATGCGGATCAGATCTCCGGTGATGAAGGCCTTGAGCTTGTTCTTGATGTGGTACAGGTCAGAACGCGCCACCACTTCATCGGCAATCAGGAACAGCTTGCGGCTGGCCCAGTCGTTGAACTTGTCCTCGATCGCGCTTTGGTCGATCGTCCAGCCGTACTTACCGAAGATGGCCATGTACGCCTCGAAGAACATGTTCTTGCCCGTGCCCTGGGGGCCGTGCATGACAATGGTCGTCTTCATCTTCGCCCCAGGGTGCTGCAGCGGGTAAGCCAGCCACTTGAGGACCCACATGAAAAGGTCATCCTTTTGGCTCTCAGCAGAGCACATGTGCCACAAGAGGTCGGTCAGCTTCTCGCAGCTGCCGGCCTTGGGCTTTGTGGGCCAGCCATCCCAGAGGTTGCAAGTGATCCCTGGCTCTTTGCAGGCAGGGTCAAACCCGACCTGCTCGGGCCTCACGATCTGGCGGTCGGGGTGCTCACTCCAAGTGCGGTACAGGTCGCGGCTCAGGCAGATGTGACCCATGTCTGTCAGCGTGATGAGGCGATGCTCGTCGTGATCGAACACCGCACCGCCCTGGCCATAGACCAAGGCATAGCGCTCGAGCAGTTCATCAAGGCTGTCGATCGGCTTGAGAGGTGCAAGAACGCCCGCCTCCCCGCCCCCCTGTGTGCGGGGCAAGGCCTTGGCGCTATTGCGCGAGCGCCAGCCAAGCTCCAGCAGGCGGCCCTCGATCTGGGCGCGCACTACGTGCAAGCCTTCTGCCAGGTGCAGGTCGTTGAAGTCGTTGAACTTCTCGCCCTTGGTCAGCCAAGCCTCACGCACGGCCGCGGGATCTGCGAAAGCTGGTGCCAGCCACGAACCGCCGACCTGCATCGCGCAAGTGCTGGCCATGCTCACGCCGGCATTGCCTGCCTTGTGATCTTCTCCGCAGTGAGGACACTTGGGGCCGTCGGCCACCCAGACTCGGGTTTTGCACTCCACGTGCTTGCCCAGGCGCACCGTCTCGGCCTCATTCTTGGCATGGCACTTTTGGGTGTTGTCGTCATCGGCGCAGGCCAGGATTCTCAGGCCCTTGTACCGGGCGCGCAATGCCTCGCCCACGGGCACGAGATTGTTCGCGTCGAAGGCAACTGCCACCGGCAGGCCTGTAGCCGCATGAAGGCTGGCACCTGTCGCATAGCCCTCGACCAGCAGCAGCAGACCGCCAGCCGTGGGCATGCCGATCAGATGGAACCGGCCCTTTTTGATCAAGCCAACCGGCCAGTATTCCTTCTCTTGCGTGCCGGGCTTGCGGTTTTTTCCGCGAATGATCTGCAGACCGTGAATGTTGTTGCTGGTGTCCAGCAGCGGAATGACCATCGCCCCGCTGGGCGAGTAGCGCACTCCGTATCCGGCCACACCTTTGCGCTGCAGGTAAGTACTCTCGCCAGTGGCATCGCACTTTTTCCATGCGGCCGAAGCGCGAGCCGCAGCCCGCTCTGCCTCGGCCTTGCGTTCCAGCTCCGAGCGGCGCTTGTCCTCGGCCAGACGCTTGCGCAGTGCCTCGGCCTGCTCGCGGCTGATCTCGTTCTTGCTGATCTCAACCTTGCGAGCATTGTTTTCGCTGCCTTGCCATACGCCGAAGCTGCCGACGATCAGGTCATTGCCGTTGTCCAGGCGAATTTCATGTAACAGAAACCAGCCGCGCTTTTCTCGCCCGCCATCTGCTGTGCGGCAGCGGCGCAGACGGCCAATCTCCAGCGAGTCAACCAGCAGGCCAGCCGCCTGCAGCTGGCTCAGTACGTCGTCATAGTTTGAGGCCATGTCAGTAACTTCCTGCCTCGCTAACTACAGACTTGACGAGGATCGAATTACCCGCATGCAGGAAGGCCAGGAAGGACCCGTGATCGGTGTTGCATGCGAACCACATGCCCGACGCAGCGCGCAGAGCCGCTCCAACTGACAACGAAACGTGTGTGCGCCTTCTTCTAAACAGAAGGGGGGCGGGGAACGGCGAAGCCCCACGCGGCGCGGCGCGGCGGCTGATTGAGGGATTGAACATGCTTGTGTTTCTTGTGCTTGCACCAGGGCTGTCACCCCCCGGCGTGCTGTCTGTCGATGCCGATGCCGTGGCAATAAAAGAGCGCGCGCAACCATTCACACGAATCGAATGGGAGTAACCACCACAGGCCACGCAGTCCGACAGAGACTGGCCGAGTGAATGCTTTGCCGTTGCGCGCGCTGAAATCAAACTGCGTCCCTGTCCTGGGGGAGCAAGACTGCTGATGCAGCCACCAAATGGTTGAGGGCTGCTGCCAGCTCGTTGGCGTGGTACTCCAGCCGGCGATGTGCATTGCGCGATGGAGTAGCACCAGGCTTGAAGCAATTGGTAGCCGCCTGGGTGAAGTCGACCATCTCCTGCTGGAAGCGCCAGAACGCCTCCATAGGATCGCCACCCGACTGATCAGCCACCGCACGAGTGCAGGTGAAGCCAAGGGCCGCGGCCATGGCATGCAGCACCGCGTTATTGCCCGTCACCTGCTGGATGAGCAGCGACTCCTTCAGGCCCAGGATGTAGCGGTCGTTGTTGGTGTTCAGCTTGTGCTGCAGCGTGTTGGGCGACACCCCCATGGCCCTGGCCAGTGCAGGCACACCACCAGGGAAGTGCTGGGCCGTCATCTGCGCGGCGTCCACCAGATCCATGCCAGCGGCACTGTCGGCCTCGCCCTGCTCATCGCCGTATCCCGGCAAGCCTTGAATTGAGATAGTTAGAGACATCAGCGACCAACCCCCTTAATTGGTATGTCCAACACCACCACCTCGCCAACGCCCTGGGAATCAGCCGTCGAGCTGCTGCTCAGCCAACTGATATTCGTGCTGGAGGCCGAAGGGTCTGCAGGCTTCTCGGCCGAGAAGCTCGAGCGCTGGGTGCAGGCCTGCTCATCTCGCATGGAGCAGACGAACTCCGCACCGCCCGCCACCATTGCCGCGTTGCGCGGCTTGTGCGGGAGGGTCACAGCGTGAGCACACCCTGCCAGAGCCAAGGCCGCCGTTGCCTGCAGAGCCTTGAGCTGCTCCACAGACAAACGCATGCGAACCACGCTGCCGCACTGGTCGAAGGACAGGCAAACCCAGCCCTCATGAACGGGCAGAACGCCGCGAACGGTGGCTGGTGCGTAGTGATCGAGAAAGGTGCGGACCTTAGCCATGGACGGCGCCCACCTGTTCATGGGTGCCGCCTTGGGTTGCCAGCTCGGGCCAGATCAAAGACCAGGTCTTCTGGCAGAGCATGAGTCTCGTAAGCACTCCCCCTGTCGCAGTCTCAATACGACGCGCTTCAGGCGCACTCATATCGCGCCGGCCGGTCAAGCATTGATAGAGGTACTGCTCGCTGACTCCGACCCGGGCAGCTAAAGCGCGCCTCTCATCAGGGGTAAAGGATGGTGTAGCCATCTAGCGATTCTAACGATTCGCTAGATGGTCAGCAAGCGATTAGCTAGATTCGCTAATAGCGGTTTGCTAGAAAGTAACTATGGAAACAGCAGCTGAGCGCAGAAAGCGCAAACTTCAACTCCTCTGTGACGCAGTCCCAGGGGGGGTTAGAGCAGTCGCAGATGCGGCTGGCTTGAACTATCAAACACTGACACAAATACTGAATGGCACCCTCCTGCCTCCCAAAAAAGATGGCACTCAGAATCCAAGGTCGCTAGGGGATCAGGCCGCAGAAAAAATCGAGGATGAGTGGGGCCTAGGCAGGGGCTGGTTTGACAGCCATAGAAATCTTCCAAAGGCACTGGGCGGAGAGGAAAACGGGTCGAATGCTGAATTGCTCGATTTAGCACTTCAATCCAAAGAGGATGATGGTGGAGAGACGCTTTTTATTGACTATTGGGATGCCCAGGGCTCTTGTGGCGGGGGGAGCAACAACACGGAGACCAAATTGAAGGGCCGGCTTACCAAAGAATCAAGCTGGTTCCAACGCTACAAGATCAAGCCCACCGATGCGCTCGCAATTAGAGCGAATGGCGACAGCATGTCGGACTTCATCGTGGACGGCGATATCGTCATCTTTGACACCACAAAAACCACCCCTAGAAGCGGGACCATTTTTCTGATTGAGCACCCAGACGGCTTGAAGATCAAGCAGCTCCGAAGAGACATCGATGGAGCCTGGGTCCTTGAAAGCAGAAATCTCAACAAAGGCAGATTCCCCGACGAACGCATCCCTCCGGAGAGCACTGACATGCTTGTCATCAAAGGCGAGTTCATCTACCGGCAAGGCGGCTAATCGCTACAAAAATAGCGAATGACCTTTTTCGCTAGTCAACATTTCTAGCGATTCGCTTGCCCCATTTCTAGCGAATAGCTACAGTCAACCCATCACAAAAAACGTGATGGGCAGCGCGGCATCGACCGGGCATCAGCCCGGTCCTTTAAAAAGAGAGTGGTGAAGGCGGCTACCTGCGCAGACTGACAAGCTTACGCAAGGCGATGGCTGCAACAGGGGGGCGTTATGGAGCAGCGCGCAGATGTGGAACACCCCGAGGTCGGCTGGACCGTCAACCAGCTGGCCGCCTTCACCATTCTCGAAACTGCCGGATAAATGTGTCCAGCACGCCCCGCTGCGAAGCGCCGCGATGCCATCGGAAATCTGCTCCCACCAGCTGCAGGCCTTGCGCGAAGACTGGTAAATCACTGCCACCCTGGCTGAGCACATCGAGCATGCCCTGAGCGATGTGTGTCGAGGCCATTGGCAGTGTTCCACACCAAGTGTGGCGCCTGATACCAGCCAAGGCGAGGTTATGGTTGCAGTCTGGTGTGCCGTCGGGCTGATGGCGCACCAGGCGATCCCTCAATTCAAGCCGGCAGCTCAAAGTTGCCGGCACCAGTGCATGCGTGATAAAAGGACCTGTTGAGGGACTTCACGCGTACACCTATGAACAAGATCACCGCCGCGCTCTGTGTCGCGGCTTTTGCCTTGGCAGCCTGCTCCAGCGAAGAAAGCAAGAAGAACGATGCGCAAGCTGCCATCAAGGCCACACTCCAGAAACCAGACACGGCCGAGTTCAGCGCACTGGAAGTCGGCAAGACCGACAAAAGCCTGATTTGCGGCAAGGTCGGCTATCGCGCAGGGGACATCGACATGTACCAGGGTGAGCAACCGTTCATCTACCAAGCCGACACCAAGCGCGCCACGATCCTCGCAGACCGTTTAGACGACATCGACTTCAAGCTGTACTACAGGTTCATGCTCGATAAGCAAGATACACCCGAGGATCTCGCCCGACTGAAGGCTCAATGCCATGGACCGGCTCTGTGGGAGGCCAATTGCTCCCCCGCATTGAATTTTCGGCAGAACGACCTCTGCCAACTGATCGAAAAGCCGCATCTGCTCGAGCAGGAGATGTACAAGCGGTTTGGCACCGCACAGTTCGGATAGACCCACAGAGCCCGCAGACTGCGGGCTTTTTTACGCATACCGTTTTCAAGCCGGGCCTGGGAGTCGACCCTCCTCCCTAACTTTCTGTTCCCCATGGCTGCCAGCAATGGCACCGGCTCTCTATCCCAAGGCCCGCAACACGCGGGCCTTTTTCATGGTGCTACCGGAACACCCCTTTTCCGGCAATTCTTCAACTGCAATGAACGCTGTTACCTCCTCCTCTTCCATCCTGGCCGCCACTGCAATCCTGAGCGCAGCGGCCTTGGCCAAGCTGTCCGAGTTCGACTATGTGGTCGTGATCGACAAATCCGGCTCGATGGCCGAACCCGTCAAGCCCGGTGACACCCGCAGCCGCTACGAGGCGGTGCAGGAATCGGCCCTGGGCTTTGCCCGCGACGTCGGCAAGCTGGACTCTGACGGCATCGATGTGGTGATGTTCTCGGGCTCCGGCATCGTCTCCCACACCGGCGTAACTGCCGACACCGTCAAGGACGTATTCGCCCAATACCAGCCGCGCGGCGGCACACCCCTGGCCGAAGCGCTGACCGAAGCGCTGAAGCTGGCCGGCAAGTCCGATAAGAAGGACTTCATCGTGGTGTTCACCGACGGCGAGCCCGACGACAAGGCTGCCGCAGCCAAGGTAATCATCGACGCGGCCAACCGCCAGGAAACCGATGACGCGCTCACCATCCTGTTTGTGCAGGTGGGCGACGATGCCGGCGCCACCAAGTACCTGCGCAGCCTGGACGACGAGCTGACGGGCGCCAAGTTCGACATCGTGGATGCCAAGACCGTGGCCGAGGCCGACGCCTTCCCCACCACCGCGCACCTGATCCTGGCTGCAATCGAAGACTAAGCCATGGTCGACTTGATCCTGCTGAGCTTCATGCTGGCCGTGTTCGCTCTCGGATTCTGGCTTGGCTCTAAGTACCGCAACCCCAAGGCGCTTTGGCAAGCGCTGAAGGACCAGGTCAAGTAAGAGCGGGGCCCTGGCCAACCAGGGCCATCACGACGAGGCCTTGTAGCAAGGCTTCATCGTGATGGATCTGCACCATCAGCCGCACACATTCATCTATTGCTCGCCCGCCAGCATCGTGATTGCTGAGCGGGCTTTTTTGCACCCACCGGAGACCGCCATGCAAGTAGCCCGCGTCACCATGCCCAGCGTGCCCATCACCAGTCCAGCCTTCGTCTACCGAAACAGGGACTGGACGGACGTTTCCCAAACCTGGGAGCGCCATCGCCAGTCAATGCACGCTCAACAGGACAACGAACAGACGCAGATCAAGATGCTCACCGCGAAGCGTGAGGGGAAAGTGATGCGTGTTCCGGCACAAGAAGTGTTGCCCCCTGAGCCTCCCGCAAAACAGAGTCGCAAGACTCGTTTGGTGAAGCGCGATGGAGTCGTGATGCGCGTGCGTCGCGTGCGCGCCGGTACCACTGGACACCTGACTCTTCCACTCTTCGAGGAGCCGGCCCCATGCTGACCTTCATCCTCTCCAGCGGCGGCGTGTCCATCAGCCACCAGGCCAAAACTGCCTGGGACGCACTTGACTACGCCTTTCAACACCTCGGCCAGCTCAACAAAGGGATCTCCTGCCGATGCCTTCGCTGAGCAAATCACAGAGCACCCTGATCAAAGCAACGGCTGTCGCCTGGCTGGTCATCACCGGCGCGTGCATCGCCCTGGTACTGGCACACGGGCTCGCCAATCCTCCCCTTTTCCCTTGAGCACGACCCATGCACACCTTTACGGCAAACATAGGTACCAAGGGGACCGTGGTGGTGGTTGGGAGAAACGGCCTCATTTGGGAGCAGTTTCCAGCCACGGCCATTTACCTGTGGCCTGGAACGGCCAACCGAAGACCGGCACTGAAGGTGCAGCTCGACGGCGTGGCACCTGATCACAAGACCTTCACGCGCAATGTTCTGGGCCGCGAGTTGTATTTCCACCTGAACAAGAAACGCCGCTGGATCTCCAACGGTTCTCGTTTCAACGACGCCGACAAGCGCGGCGAAATGCACTTCGCCCCTGGACCGCAGGTCTACGAAGAGCCACCTTTCTGATTTACCACCCCGGCGCAAGCCACCACCACCGGAGAAATCCATGCATCAAGTTCCCAACACCAGCGCTGCACAGACCGATGTGAGCGAGTTCATTACCGATCTGGACGGCGGTCGTTTCGACAGCATGTTGTCGATCGCCCTGGGCGAGTCCGCAGCGGCTGCGGTCGACCACAATAAGGTTGCCGAGGTCAATATCAAGCTGCACCTCAAGCGCATCCCTGGCACGCATCAGGTCACCGTCAAGTCGACCCTGAAATATGCACGCCCTACAGCAGCCGGCAAGCGCAGCGAAGAAGCCGCCTGCGACACCGTCATGCACGTTGGCAAGAACGGCGTCATGTCGCTGATGCCCCAGAACCAGACCGTGATCCCCGGCATGCCCGTCAAGGCCTAAACAGCGACCGGCAGCAATTCCAAGCCCAACCCGCCCGGCGCAGTGCCAGGCGGGTTTTCTTTTTCACCTCTCCATCAATCGCAATGAACACTCAGAACGAAGCAACCAGCAATCAGCAGGCCAACGAACAGTCCACCCTGGGCAACCTGATCTCGAGCATTGGCCTGCCACCCCAGTACGTCAACGACCAGCGCGACACACGCATCGAGCAACTCAACGATGCTCTGCAGGCAACACGCCCCACATGCCAGCAACTCACCGTTGCCGCGATCCCTGACAATTTCCAGATTGAGGATCTGGAACGCTTCATGCCAACACGCCGCCGCGCTGCTGGCGTCATGGGCACGCCCTACATCAATGACTTTGTGGCCTACACCCAGATGCACAAGCAGGATGGCTGCTGCATCTTTGTGAACGCCGACGAGATGGCAGCCACCGCCGTGCTGGACCTGGGCTCTCCCCAACAGCCCGGCCATTGCGATAGCAAGGCCAAGCTGGCCCTCAAGCCAACCGCTGCATTCGCCGCGCTGAAGTCGTTCATGAACAGGGGTAAGACTCAGCGCGAGATGGCCGAATGGCTGGAAGACTGGGCACCGATCCTTAGCGCCTTGGATGGCTCCTCGCCCATCGGAATGCCCCAAGCCATTGCAGCAGTGCGCAGCATCTCGATCGAAGCCATCGCCAAGTCCAACAGCGAGGAGCAGGCGCTCAGCAGCGAGCGCACGGCCTTCGAGAGCGTCAAGGTCAGCGCCACCAAGGAAACGCTGCCCACCTTCATCACCATGAAGTGCAAGCCCTACCCTGAGCTGGCCGAACGCGAGTTTGTGATGCGCCTGAGCGTAACGACCGACGGCAAGCCAGTCATGGCGCTGCGCCCGCAAGGCTGGGAAGAAGCCGTCGAGCAGATGGCCAACGAATTTGCCACTGATCTGCGCGCTTCCATCGAGAACACCATGCCCGTGCTGATCGGCACCTACGAGAAGAGCTGCTAAGAACCATGCCCGACAAGAAATCCATCATCGTCTACGGGCCGCAAGGCTCCGGCAAGACCCGTCACGCCGAGGCCCTGCGCAAGCACTTCGCAATGAGCACAGTGTTCGACGGCGAGGAAGTCCACGGGGTGCAAGAGCTGCCAGCCACAGGCGCTCTCATCCTGATGACCAACGCCCCCGAGGGAACACGCCGCGCTCTGCACATCAATGAAGCCTTGCACCGGCTGAATCAAGAGCCCCCAGGCTACCCCTTCGCCTGATCTACCACCTCCCCTCACCCGAGGGGAATCTGCCAAGCGCCCTCTCCGGACGCTTGCCAGATTGATTCACCCAGCCCACCCGGCAGATGCCGCGTGGGCTTTTTTCATTGCCAGCGACAGGAGGCACCATGAACCACACCGGCACCGTCTATCTCAGCCGTACCCCACCGCAAGCCACCAAAGCGGCCTGTGGCGTCTTTCAGCTGGAGCTGCTGGTTTATGACCGGCTCGGCACCCACCACGTTGAGCCCTGGCGAGTGACATGGTCAGGCCAGAACGCGCAACGCTTCTGGGATGACTACAAGAGCGAGCTGACCCCAGGCCGCGCGCTTGTCGTGAGCCTGGAGCGCGCACGCATCCACTCCCTTGTCTGCCGCCCGCCGCGCACCGAAATGCTCGCCAACGTGCTGAGCTGCGCGCTGGTACCGGCACGCAGCAAGGAGGCGGCCTGTGCCTGACAAGCTGCACTGCTTCGCCGTCACCGGCTTGATCAGCATGCCCAAGGCCACGGTCGAGCGTGAGGCCCAGGCGGCCTACGCAGCCGGCCTGAAGCCGATTGATGCCTGCCCCTACCCCTTCCACAGCCAGTGCGGCCTGCACTGGCTGGCCATCTACAACCTCTGCATTCCCCTACCCAGCCGCCATGCAACGTCGACCCATCAAACCCAGTGAGGACAGCGCGGTCAGCATCACTCACTCCACGCCAGTGCTGCGCAGCAGCGAGCTCAAGAAGCGCCGCGCCAGCAAGTCAGCCGCACCCTTGCAGACATACCCCTGGCAGGGCCGCAAGGGCGACCCTTACAAGTGCCCCGAGCTCAAGGACACGCCAGGCATTCCGGAATCCCGCATGCGTGCATTTACGCTGCCAAGCCGCGTAGGCAACCGCCTGCACTACCCGGACGGCACGGTCAAGGAGCTGCCACAGTGAACCGCGCCGAACGCAGAGCGGCCCGGTTCAAGCGGGCACGACCGCCGAAAGAACAGTCCCTGTACCCGATCCACCTGTTGAACCACTGCCGCCCCTACGAAGAGGGCGAAACGCTCAAGGACGGATTCGACACGCTGGACGCCTTCACGCGCCTGCATGAACGCACCGGCACAGAAGACGACTTTCTTAGGGTGTCCGCTGCCCTGAATGTCGCCATGGCCAGGGCTGCAGACATTGATCAGAAGCTCGTGGATCTGATCGCGCCATCGCATGACGTCATGAACGCCCTGCGCGAGCGCTACGAGCAAACAAAGGTCATGCGCCTCACCCCCGATGAAATCGCACCGGTGGCCGAAGCTCTGAACTATGCCCAGACCATCATGGACGCAAGCAGTCCGCAGCAGATGCTCGAAGCACACAACACCGTCACGCGCGTGCAGGCCGAGCAGGCACGCACCAAGGCAAAGGAGAAAAACCATGCTGGGTGAACAAGCCACAGGCGCCATCGAAGGCGTCTACATCCACACCGTCAGTCACGAGCCGCCGAAGGCAACCTTCCACGGCAAGCCCGCGCAGCTGGCCATCATCACCGAGGACGGCCAGATCATCGCTGCGGGCGCCAATGTGGCGCAAGAGCTCGAGGCCGCAATCGTCAGCTGCTACCGCAACACCCTCAAAGGCCTGGGCCATCTGCGCGTGCAAAGCAGCCCCATTCAGACACTGCTGAAAGCAGCCTAAATCCCACCCCATTCATTCATAGATGTGCAGTCATCTATGACAAGCCACCGGCCCGCCTTGAGCGGGCTTTTTGGTATCTGGAGTACCTATGAGCACCACCTACACGCCTCACAAGGCCCTCGCCTGGGTTGACGAAAATGGCATCAGCACGGCCGACTGGCATTGCAGTCCAACCTATGCGGACGGCACGGGCAGCCTGGACGGCTGGAGCGCCTTTCTCATGACAAGCCATGACCATCCCGCAGAACTATCGAAACACATCGAGCTCGAAAATGGTCATCAGCTGACGCTGAGCATCTCCCCTGCAAGAGAGCACGCCAAAGTGAATGGCAACTTCATACGTTGGTCATCGCTCTTGACGCTCGGCGGGAGGCGATATGTGAGAGTAACCGACTATGCGCCTGACATCCCCACGGCATTGCAGCGTGCCACAAGCCACCAGCATGAAAGCCGCCAGGTCGGAGCACTGACTTGGTGGCGCGAGTCCGACGGCCACTGGAAGAGCTGGCTCGGCGGCATGGACCTGAGTGCCGTATTCATCTCTGGAGGCGGTAACGATCCCGACTATTGGCACTTTCAATCTTCTGGCACTGCCCCATCGTTTGAAGAGGCTGCGCTACTGGCAGCTATGCGCACACCTTCGAGCCATTCATAGATCTTCTTGAATCGGCCTTCTAGCACACATCAATGAATCACAGCCCGCCTTAGCGCGGGCTGTTTGCTTTCTGGAGCATCAATGAAGCGCGACCTTTTCACGCTGAACCTCGACCTCGGCCACGAGTTGGTCATCGACAACTTCGCCGGTGGCGGCGGGACCAGCACCGGGCTGGAATGGGCTTTTGGCCGCCCTGTCGATATCGCCATCAATCACGACCCCGAAGCGCTGGCCATGCACGCGCTCAACCACCCATACACCAAGCACCTGTGCGAGAGCGTCTGGGAAGTAGACCCGATTGCCGTCACCGGCAATCAGCCTGTGGGTCTGGTCTGGCTGTCGCCCGACTGCAAGCACTTCAGCAAGGCCAAAGGGGGCACGCCAGTCTCCAAGAACATCCGAGGCCTGGCCTGGGTGGGCCTGCGCTGGATCGCTACAACCAGGCCGCGCATGATGATGCTGGAGAACGTCGAGGAGTTTCAAGACTGGGGACCGCTGGTGGTCGATGCCGATGGGAATGCTCGGCCTGATCCCAAAAAGAGGGGCCGTACCTTCCAGTCATTCGTGCGCCAGCTGCGCAGCCATGGCTATAGCGTGGAGTGGAGCGAGATGCGCGCATGCGACCAGGGCGCCCCCACCATTCGCAAGCGCCTTTTTTTGGTCGCACGCCGCGATGGCATTCCCATCCACTGGGGCGGACCATCGTATGCACCCCCAACAGATCACCGCGTCATTGCCGGCCTGCTTGCTGCACACCGCACAGCTGCTCAGTGCATAGATTTTGATCTTCCTGCAGAAAGTATCTTCGGCCGCAAGCGTGATCTGGTGACCAATACCCTGCGCCGAGTGGCAAAGGGTGTGTTTCGCCATGTGTTGAATACGGCCACGCCATTCATCGTGAATACGCGCAACGGCGAACGCGAAGGACAGCAGCCACGGGTGCGCGAACTGGACGCGCCCTATTGGACGGTGACAAGCCAAGGCTCTCAGGGCGCATTGGCTGCGCCGGTGCTCGCGCCATTCATCAACGAGCATGCCAACGGCAGCAACCAACGCACCATGCCGGCTGATCAACCGTTGCGCACGGTTTGCGCCCAGGTCAAGGGCGGCCACTTTTCGGTGGTGTCTCCCACCATGGTGACGCTCCGCGGGACGGCAGAGACGCAGCTGAATGGCAAGACCGTGGCCGAGCCACTGAGCACTATCACGGCCAACGGGCAGCACCACGCGATCGCTGCAGCTCACATTACCAAGTTCAATACCGGCGCTGTGGGTAGCTCGATGGATGAGCCGCTGCCCACCATCACTGCAGGCGGCACGCCCAAGCGGCCCAGCACAGGCATCACCCTGGGCATGGTCGCAGCGCATCTGGTGGATATGGGGCACGGCGAGGGCCCTGCGGGCGGCAAACGCTGGAGCCATGGCACTCGCAATATCGAGATGCCGCTGAACACGGTCACTGCCAGCGGCGCAACCAGTGCGCTCGCTGCCGTCTGCTTGGAGCAGGCCTACGGCGGCTTCTATGACGGCGATGGCCGCCCAGCCCATGAGCCCCTGTCCACCATCACCACCAGCGGCACGCAGCAGCGCCTCATCACGGCCTGCCTGGTGAAGTACTACAGCGAAGGCGGCCAGGACAGCAGCTGCAGCGAGCCCATGCACACCGTCCCTACAAAGGCGCGCATGGCCCTGGTGCAGACCGCCAAGGTGCCCGCAGCACATCTGGCGCCAGAGCATGCGGAGCGCGCCAAGCTCTGCGCAGCTTTGCTGCGCGAGCACTTGCCTGACCAGTTCACAGAGCCTGCTGATGTGGTGCTGATGTGGCACGGCGGCCAATGGTGGGCCCTGGTCGATATCACCCTGCGCATGCTCAAACCGCGCGAACTGGCGCGCGCACAGGGCTTCCCCGACAGCTACCAGATTGACGAGATCCCAGACCCGGCGCTCTTGTTCAAGGACGGCGTGCAGGCCGTAGATGACCCGCGCGACATACCGCGCATCAAGCTAAGTACCACCTCACAGGTCCGAATGATCGGCAACAGCGTCAGCCCGTACATGGCACAGGCACTGGCGAAGTGGAATTTCAAACATGAGGCGCTGATGTACGCCTGAGACAAGGACACGACATGAGTAAGCACACCATTCCTACCGAACTCAATATCGCCCCTCGCGGCAAATCCTGGCTGAACGGCCAGCTCATCGACGGCGTGCACGGCCACCCGACCAGGCAGAGCATGGAGAACGCCGAGAGCGAACAGCTCATGGAAGTGCCCGCAGCCGTGGCAGTGCCAGCTCTCAGCGAGGAAGCGCTGAAACGCCTCTTTGACGGTATGCATGCGCAGCATGCCGATAAGACCGCGCAGTTCTCTTCGTTCAACTGGTTTACGGCAGGTGCGACGATGGCCGAAGCCGCGCTGGCCGCAACCCCGGCAGGGTCTGCTGTCCAATGCACGTGCCCAAGTGGTGACGGCTCGCTGCAATGGCCATGCCCTGCACACTCGCCAACAGCATCGACTTTGGCAGCGCCTGCAGGTGTAGCGGAACCTGCGCCGATCACCTTCATGACGGAAGATCGAGCCCGTGAATGGGCCTGGGACAAGGTCCGCGAAGAGGTTGGCACCCAAAGCTGGACAGCTGGAGAATCCTTCAACTTCCATGGCTTCTACCTGTGGGGATGGAACTACCGCGCACAGTATGAGCTGCAGCGCACCGCAACCCGGGCAGCAGTCATACAGGAGATTCTGTCGGCAGCGACCGCAGCAGCCGCGCCCGCTCGGGACGGAAAGCTGCCAGGCCGCCTGCAGCGAGCGCTTAATGAGTTGCGCATTGACTGCAAGACCGACGCTGTCAGCAGCCTTGAATTTGAGGTGCGCTCTGCCTTTGAAGGCATGCGCACATCGCTGGCAACAGTGAAGAGCTTGTATCACGCCGCGCAAAAGCGCTTGGATTCTGTTGATGCTGTGCAGCCAGACCCGTTTGCAGACGCAGCGGAAGCCGCGCCAGTGGTGCTGCCAGAGCCTGATTTTTGGGTCCGGCCTGGTGCGACCATCCACCCCGACCGCGGCTGGCAGTGCTGGAGCAATGACGGCACTGCAACCGGCGCATTCCATGCGGACACCGTGCGCGCCCTGCTGGCTACTGCTACCGGACTTCCCGCGCAGGCGGTAGCGGCGCTGCACCCCGACGACGCTGCGGTGGATGGCCTGGCCGCGCTTATGAAGGCCAAGCTGGCGAAACAGCGCGACAAGGGATACGGCGGATGGGATACCGACTGCACCCGCCAGCGCCTGTCCGAGTTGCTGCGCGGCCATGTTGACAAGGGCGACCCCGTAGACGTTGCCAACTTCTGCGCTTTTCTGACCGCGCGCCGCGAGGGTATTTCCCCCTTGCCCAAAGCAGAAGGCTGGGTCGCAGCAAATGAAGGCATTGGTGAAGCTATGCAGCGCGCATGTATTGACCTGCCAGTCGGCTGCGAAGTGGTCATCTCTCTTGAGAAAGACGCTGGGACTGTCCACTGGTTCGACCAGGACGGCAACGAACACGACATCCACGAAGACGGCGACTTTGCCGACACGATCAACGCCGCAACGACCGCCGCTATCGCGGCAACAAAGGGACAGTGATGGCCGAAGCAATCTATTTCGCAGGGTTCTATATCTGCTTCATATGGAGCATCAAACAGCACTTCTCAATGCGAAGCCTTCGCAGAGACATGGATGCGGCCGAAGAAAAAATCAGGCGTTATCAGATAGCCGTGGATGAGATCGACAAGTGGTGCGGCCATGAGTCGGCAGAGGCTCGGCTTATCGCTGCTTTCATCGGCGCATCAGGCGAAGGTCGTGGGATGAACGCAGGGACCCCTCGTGAAGACGAGGTCTGCGACATATCGGGCACACGCGATCAACTGCGCAGGCTGAAGCAGCGTGTACAGACAGACACGCAGAGTGCGGAACCGTATGCCGTTCTGGTCCGAGAAATCGGAGAAACATCCTTTTTTGACCACAGGCCGGTACGCCCAGGAACGGAGCAGCACTTAGCTGCGATGCGAAATCCTGAGTTGGATTACGTCGAACTGTATAGCTCCGCACAGGGTGAACGGGCTGATTCACGGGATGTCATACGCGAACTGATCGGCAAACACCGAGCAGAACTAGAGCACAACCATTACGCCTATTTCGAATTGGCCTACACGCGGCGAACCGGCTGGATGGCATGGATCACTGACAAGCCTTTAAACAGCGGCCCTGTAATCAATCCAGATCGCAAGGTACTGTGCAGCGGACAAGGCGACACACCAGAAGAAGCATGCAGCGCTGCTATTGAGGCAGCAAAGGGGGAGTAATGGCTACAGATCAAAGCATCCTTGCCTTCGATCCATTCGAGGGCGATTTTGGCGAGCCCGGCGACACAGTGCTATCGAACAAGATGGTAGTTGCCGCCAAGCCGCACGAGTGCTGCCACTGCAAAAGCGTCATCCCAAAGGGTGAGCGACACCGTTGCCAGATCGGAAAGTATGGTGACTTCATGACTCACCGTTGGTGCGCAGCCTGCTGCGAACTGATGGGGCGGTGCACCGAGGATGACGATTACGACGGCGATGACGCAAGTGCCATAGACGAATTTGAACAGCGCGCCTCCCAGGCAGCGCAAGGGGGCCAGTGATGAGCATGGACGCCCGCATCATGGAAGAAACTGCTTACGGGCGCGCGGCGCTGAAAAAGCTGGGCGAGGTGCCAGGGAACTTTCGCATTTACTCCGCCGGCTGGTTGGGCAATTTTTCCAACCCTCACGGAATGCAAGTCTCAGGCGCCGAGTTTCGGCAGGCGAAGTCTGGCCCTAACAAGGGGAAGCTGCATTTCAAGATCGAAGGCACGGATCGCACCACGTATGTCAGCAAGGCCGAGATCGAGGCCGAGCATGCGGCCGACCCAGCCACGGAAGGAGCGCAGCATGGCTAATTTCACAGCGATCAACGTGTTTGTTGAAGTTGATGGGAAGCAGTGCATTGCCATGGTCGACCCAGCCATGGCCCCTGCCTTCATGCACATGCTGCCCGCCTTTCAGAGGGGTCAGCCCGATGGAATCCGCCTTGTGGCCTTGCCCGACGAAGTGACAGAGCACCTACTCGCACTGCGCCGAACGTTTCTCTTACATATCGAGGCAGCCAAGGCACAGCGCGCCCAGGCGCAGAAAGGCCAAGCATGAGCACCGAAGCCGCTAAAGCAATTGGCGAGGGCATCGCATGGCTGGGCTTCTGGCTTGCTGTCGGCGCTGTACTTGTCACCGCAATCATGAATGGATGGAAGCCATGGGAGTGAAGACCCTGCACCTGTCGCTCAAGCGCGAGTACTTCGAGGCGATCCGCGACGGCACCAAGACCGAGGAATACAGGTTGTGCACGCCGTACTGGCAGAAGCGCCTGTATTCACCATTCGGCAGCTATGACCAGATCATGCTGACCCTTGGCTACCCGGCGCGCGATGACCAAGCCCGGCGCATCGTGCGACCGTGGCGCGGCTTCACGATCAAGACCCTCACCCACCCGCACTTCGGCTCAGACCCTGTAGAGGTCTATGCCATCAACGTTGAGGGAGACCAAGCATGAGCACCCCTGACAACCCAGTGATTGATGTGGCCCATGGACGCGAAGATCAGTACATTGAAGCAGTTGCCTTGGCCAAGCAAAAAGCCAGCGTGTCGTTTCTGCAGCGCAAGCTGCTCATCAGCTACCACCACGCCGAAGACCTGCTCGAGCGAATGATCAGCGATGGTCACATCACTGATTACTCAGGGCGATGCATTGAAAAGGTGCAGGCACGTCAGATCGTCCAACTTCGCGCGCGCATCTCAGAACTGGAAGGCAAGCATGCGCGAAAGTACCGATTGCTTCAGCGCGGGGAAGCTATGTGCCTCGGTGATCAATTCATTGACAACGACACCGTGACATGGCATCCGGTCTGGAAGGGGCTTGTTCTCGCTGGAGCCTGCTGGCTCCCTTCCTATCAACCCATGCGCCGCGAAATACAGGAGCAGCCAAATGGCCCGACCATCTAAACGAGAGATCCGCCGCGCTCGCCAAGAGAAGCAGCAAAGCCGCAACCCCGAGCCCCGCCACTGAGCGGGGTTCTGCATTTCAGGACCATCGAATGAGTAATTTCCGTGATTACGTCACCAGCACAGCCTTTGCGCTGACCATCAGCCACAGGCAAATCCAATGCCTGTGCAACATCCACCATTACGGTAGCTACTGGGCTCTGCTCTCCACGTTTCAGGCGCTCGAGCGCAAGGGTCTGGTTGAACGCATCAAGAAGGATGAACAGGCCAAAGATGGGACCACCCTGCAGCTGACAGATGCCGGCCGCGCAGTCATCCCGCTGCTGGTGCTCGCCGGCCTGTACGTGGAACCCCCTGAGTGGATACACGAAGAAAGACCCAAGCCCCCTGAGTTTGAGTGCGTAACCCTCAAGAAGCCAGGCGAGACAACAAAGATCGTCTTCCGCGAAAAGCAGCCCGAAGCCAGCGAATAGTAAACCCAACGTCCCGCTCTGTGCGGGGCTAGTTGTTTAAGGAAGACCATGGAAGAACACACCGAACTCCAGCGCCAGGCCGCAAAGGCCATGGGCTTCAAGGTCTCCGTGAAGCGCAGCGACGGCGGCCTATTCGTCACCAGCCCACAGCCGACGGATTCCCTTCAAATGGAACCCTGAGCACGATGATGGCGATTCTCGGCGCATGGAAGTGGCGCTTGGCATCAGCGTCGAGCACTTCCCGTACCACCGCCTTGAAAAGCACAGCGTCATCACGAAGCAGCGGAGGTCGGGCGACATGATGCGTCAGCACAACCCGACCCAGTTTGCAGAGGCCTATGGCGACGATCCTGCGGCAGCCACGCGCCTGTCCGTTCTGCGCACGGCCGCAGCGATCGGGTGCGAAAAAAACCCGCCGACCTGAGTACAGCGGGTTTCTCGGAATCAAAAAAGACGGGCGACTTGCAAAGGTGCGGTAACACCCGAACAAGCCCCCAACAGCAGAACGGGCCTGCATGCCAGGCGAAGACCCGCCACTGTCGCGACAGCGTGACGAGTCTAGCCAATTTTTCCCCTCGGAAAGAGCATATGCAGGAAATTCGCTGCGGCAACTGCCGCCGCAAACTGGGCGAAGGTGAATACACTCGTCTATCTATCAAATGCCCCAGATGCGGAGCATTCAATCAGCTGAGCGCCACGCGCGCCCCTCAAGAGCACCCCAGCGTGCCAGAAGCTGAGATAAATGACCAACCCAATCATTCCGTGGATCGGCGGCAAGCGCCGCCTGGTGGACATGCTGCTCAAGCGCTTTCCAGCGCATGACTGCTATGTTGAGGTGTTCGCAGGCGGCGCTGCCGTCTACTTCGCCCGGCATCCAGCCGACGTCGAAGTACTCAACGACGTCAATGGAGACCTAGTTAACCTTTACCGGGTGGTGACCCATCACCTCGAGGAATTTGTGCGCCAGTTCAAATGGGCGCTCACCAGTCGCCAGGTCTTCAAGTGGATGCAGGACACGAAGCCGGAGACCCTGACGGACATTCAACGCGCCGCGCGGTTCTTCTACCTGCAGCACCAGTCCTTCGGCGGCAAGGTCGCTGGCCAGTCATTCGGCACTGCCACCACGGCCCCGGCCATCAACCTGCTGCGCATCGAGGAAAACCTATCTGCAGCTCACCTGCGCCTGGCTGCCGGAACCTACATCGAGAAGTTGGACTGGGCGGCCTGCATCGATCGCTACGACCGCGCACACACCCTCTTCTACATGGATCCGCCGTACTGGGAGACCGAAGGCTATGGCGTGCCCTTCCCCTGGGAGCAGTACGAGCTCATGGCCAAGAAGCTCAAGGCGATCAAGGGCAAGGCCGTCATCAGCATCAACGATCACCCTGCAATCAGGGAATGCTTCAAGGACTTCGAGATGGAGGATCTGAAGCTCGACTACACCGTGGGCGGCGCGGCAAATCGTGTCGAGCGCGGCGAGCTGGTCATCTATAGTTGGGATAGAGAGGCAGAGCCCGCAGGCCTGTTTTAGTGACCACAATTGAGCACACCTATGAAATACGACTTTCGCCGTGATGCGCGCAAAGCTCTCGAAAGGGCAAAAGCTGAGCTGACCACACTAAATGATGAACGCCTTCGCTATGCGGCGCTGGAGTTACGAATGTGCATCGAGTCACTAGCATACGATCGTGCTCTGGGCTATGAGCACGATTTACCACAGGCCGAGTTTGAAACTTGGCAACCAAAGAAGCTGGTTGAGCTACTTGTTGAAATTGATCCTAGTGCGGACCAAACCAGTTCATTCCGCATTAGAGAAGAAACTGAACCCAATGAGCCCGAAGCACCGTGGATGAATCTAGGGGAGGATCGAGTATTAAGTATCAAGCAGATAGGCCACTACTACCATCGACTTGGTGGTTTGCTACACCAGCCAACTTTAAAGAATCTGCTAAAAGAAAATTTCAATCTTGCAAAGCATCGTAAAACGTGCGAAGCGTTGGTTTTGGAGTTGGAAGCTGTTCTCTCCTCTCCTATCTACAATGCGAACTTCAGTTCATACGCAACGATTCCATGCGATTGTGGCAAAAAAATTCGCAAGCGCGTCAAAACTGATGGCTCTGACACAATAGCAACCTGTGAATGCAACGCTAGGTATCTGCTTAAGAACGATCCGACAAAAGATGGAGTCTTCTATGAAAGGATTGGAACAAAGGTTCCCTGCAAAGCTTCTGGATGCTCACAAGTAAGCATCATTGTCGAGGAGCATTTAAAGCCAGGATTTAATTGGCGCTGCTCTGGTTGCAATACTGCTTACAAGCTTTTCCTTGGGCTCGATTTTGCTGATAAGCAACAGACTCCGGCTGAAAGCCAATCTCAATAA